GGGCGGCTTCGTGATTCATCTGAACTTTGGGGTTTAGATTGAGCCCCCTTCAGACGACACGAAGCCGTTGCTAAGCAGGTAATACAAGCTTAGGCTAAGGTTCGAGTTGACTGATAAGCGGTTCATATTCTTCCTCTCGGGCAGTGCCCGTTTCACATCTGTATACATAATACCGCGAAAGTTGAGGTTTTCAACACTGTTTTTGAATTTATTTTCATAGCTTATGGATTTTTCACTTTCCACCTCCTCTGTAGGAGGGTTTGACATGCCAAATCCAAATGTGAAACTCGGTCGCAAAGCCGTTAAGACCGACTCAAGAACTTTGAAGCTTTCCCCTTATATGAAGATGTTACCCCCGCCCCCGGCCTCTGTGGACTGGACGAAGGGGAACACCTCGTGGGGGATGATGCTGAATGACACCCTTGGTTGCTGCACCATTGCCGGAGCCGCGCACGCTATTCAAGTGTGGAGCACTGAAACCGGCAGTGAAGTTACCGTACCTGATTCTACTGTACTTCAATATTATGAGCAGTGGGATGGGTATGTAAACGGCAACCCGTCAACCGACAACGGGGGTGTCGAACTCGATGTTCTCAATAAATGGAAGTCACAGGGGCTCCTCGGTCACAAGTTAGTGGCCTTTGCTGATCCACAGGTTCGCAACCACACAGAGATTATGCAAGCAATCAACCTCTTCGGTGGTGTTTACATCGGGATGCAAGTTCCCAACTACATCATCAACAACATCCCGGCTCTGTGGCAGATTGCGACCGCAGGACAGGACACTGGCATTGATGGTGGGCACTGTGTGTTTGTCTGTGGTTATGATGCAGTGGGGGTATCCTTCATCTCGTGGGGACAGGTCTACAAGATGACATGGGCCTACTGGGATGTGTATGTGGATGAGGCACACGCCCTACTCTCGCAGGACTGGATAAACTCCAAGGGAGTTGATGTCCAAGGCTTCGACCTTGCACAACTGCAAACTGACTTATCTCAAATCAGCTAACAAAAAGCCACCCAGTTGGGTGGCTTTTCTCTTGCTCTCAAGAGTAGGGGTTGTGGTGATGCTTGTGGTGGTGCTTGTGATACCATTCGCTGGCATGAATACGACGCCAGAAATCCTCACAGATTTCCGCTGCGTGTTCAGGATAAGCTTGAACGAATCGTGCCCATGCACGCTCTCTGGCTTCGACACCTTCAGCATCACAAATCCAACCGTAAGCGATGGTCTCCCAATACTGGACATCGTCTACACCGCTTGGGGTCGCTGGCTGCTTTGAAGCTACCGGCTTTTTCTTTTTACCAAAAATACCCATATGATTATCCATCCTCATATAAGAACTGAGTAATCGTTTTAGTGACCGTACCAAATCTTGGTCAGATAGATACCCATAATGGAACCTAAAGCACCCCCGATGGTGTACCCAATACCGCCCCACAAGCCGCGAGAATCATCCTTAATAGCCAACCGGGATATTACCATTGCCATCATGAATGCCTGAGCCCCATACACAGAGTCCACAATAACCGTCCAGACGTAGTTACCCTGTGCTGTAGCCCGGATGCTGGCTACGAAGAGGAAATACGAGGAGAACTGAGTAATGGCAAAAAATAGGCACTGCCCCAAGGGTGTCTTGGGAGCATGAAGGTTACTCAACCACCTGTTGATGCGGTTCCACACTATTTACGTGTCTCCTCAACTTTAAGCATACCTCACCCTCTCTACCCCGGCTCTGCGGCGTCTATAACTCCAATCAACGGTTACGTGGTAACTGGCGTAAAACCAATCCATCTTCTCCGCACCACCACATTCCGATGCTCCTGATTCAAACCCCAACGCTTCGTACTCTTGCAACAAACCCTCCAAGTCAGGTTGAATGAATTGCCGCCATACATCTACCTCTTGGTTAGTTCTATATTTGGGGGAATGAATTTGGACTGCGGCCTGATAATCCCCTTTACCAACCGCCTCAAGCTGCGCCATGGTCATATAATCCCTAAACTCTTGAGTCCAAGGTTCACCCATCACTATGACCCATTTACTTAGTAGTTTTTCGTTCTTCAATTCATAGGCTTCATCAGACCACTTACGAGCAGTTTGAACCGAAATCATCCGCGTACTCCCTCAGTCAGTTCCAACATTGAATACTGCGCCTTCAGCTTTTCAAACGCCTTCTTAAGGTGTGTGCCATATTGGTCGGTAACAATAAGCACTGAATTCATACGGGGGATCATGATACACATCTCCGAGGTGATGTCGTGGGCAGCGAAGACCTCATCCATAATCTTTCGGGCGAACAGAACCTCTTGTAGAATTTCACCGCCAGATTTCGAGAAGAATGGGTATGGAATCCCTTCGGCCATAAATCCAGTTGTGGCGAAGCTACCACCGGGAGAGCCGAAAGTGGCCTTTGCCATGGTCGGACCTGAGTCTGGAGCCCAGTGGATATAGAAGGGTTTAAGGTTTGGTAGCGTTTTGAGGTACTTGTCACCGCCGACGCCGAGCATGGATATGTTACGACTGTCGGAGAAGGCTGGTGTGGTACCAATGGGAGAGAGGCGGTAGCTTACCTGAGGAGTGAACTGTGCGAGAATCTTCAACGACTTGAGCGTACTCAACACATTATTGTGTTGCTTCTCCTCATCGGTCGATGCATTCTTCACCATTTTTGCCTTAGGCTCAAAAGGATTGAGCTTAGCGTCCTTCGGCCATGTAGCCTTCAACTTGTCCACCTCCGCTTGAGCATCCGATGTCAGATAAGCCATGCCGGTATATGACTGAAGGTTTAACAGCACCTGAGTGAAGAGAGCGTAATCAAGTTGATTGTAGAGACAACGAAGGACAGCCAGCTTGTCATAGCCGGTTGGCTCTGACTTAATTTCTGGACCTGAGGCAATCCAACAATCACGAAACATCTTGTTAAGAAGCGTGCTGCCGTGGTCGGTGCGGCTGAATTCAAGATGCTCAAAAGTCTTCTTGAATTCAGCTTGCATGGCTTCTTCAGACAAAAATACTTCATGGATTCGAGCGGCGAATGTGTCAGCGACACGTTGGTAAATCTCTTGCATAATTTAACTCCCTAATTTTCTTTTCAGGTAAGCTATGCGCTTCTCCCTACGTTCTTGCTTACCCATAAGCTCCGAGTAATCGGGACATCCACAGGAAGGGCAACAGACACCACCGTCTGCCCAAAACTCAACCCCCATGCGGTCGAGATAGCGTTCTGTACGTTCCACACTTCGCACAAGGTTGTTCAACTCAACCCGTAACGGGCTCAGTTTCTCTCTGCGGAACAAACGTGAGAACCAACTCATCCCCCAACTTCCGGCTCTTCTTCATACTCTTCGTATAACCGGCAGATTTCCTGCACAAGTGGGTGACGAACAATATCCTCATCCTCTAAATCCTGAAAATGGATATTGTCGGTTTTGTCTCTTAGAACGTCCTCAGCATGAAGCAACCCCGACTTACTTTTCACAGGTAGATCAATCTGCGTCACGTCGCCAGTGATGACAACCTTAGAGCCCTCCCCCATACGAGTGAGCAACATCTTCATCTGGTCTTGTGTGGTGTTCTGCGCTTCATCGAGAATGACAAACGCATGGTTCAATGTACGGCCTCGCATGAAGGCCAAGGCAGCTACTTCAATGCGGCCTTCATCAAGATACTGGTCAACCTGTTGTGGGGGCATCATAGCGTACAGAGCGTCATAAAGAGGACGAAGGTATGGATCAACCTTCTCTTGCATAGAGCCGGGGAGGAACCCAATCTTCTCACCAGCTTCAACCGCAGGACGGACGAGAATGAGACGGTTGTCCTTCTTTGCCAACCATTGAACAGCCTTGGCGACCGCCAGCCATGTCTTGCCTGTACCGGCTGGGCCGATAGCAAATACCATGTCCTTGGAATCAATCGCGTCAAGGTATGCCTTCTGATTAACTGTCTTGGGAGACACCTTCATAACACCTAACCTAGCAGAGGGGTGGTGAGGCGACTTAGGTGCCCCCTCTTCCTCTTCCCATGCTGCTGGTTTCTTTCTCGCCGCGACCTTCTTCTTATATGAGTTGCCCACTAAGGTACGCTCCTCTTTCCTTTAGTTGCGTGGATATACTACCCTCCAGTTCAGAGAAAGGAATGACGATGACCGTATCAGGGTCTTGACGAGTTATCTCTGCACGGAACTTGATAATCTCATCCTTGGAATGAGGGTCATCTGCGTTTGGAACAAACACCATCTTGAAATCGCCCCTGAGATTGTCGGGCGATGGGTCACCGGGTAAACGCATTGTCATTAGTTATACCTTCCTTTTCTATATCCTTGACATTTAATACAAAGTTTTTGCCCCCTAATGGCATCTCTTTTTACACAATTAAAGCAGGGGCTTCGACCCACCTGTACAGCTTCTTCTAATCGTTGTTTCTTGCGAAGCTTACTTTTCTGTTTGTGAATCCTGACTCGACAACTCAGACAGTACACAGCGTGTTCACGACCTTCAATTACCTCATTGCATTCATCACAACGATGCTCGTACCGCTGAATGCTATCGGCGAGGGTTTTCTTCCTATCTAAGAATAAAGAGGCACCATTATACAACCGCCTTGCGAGTAATGCTGCATTGTAAGAGTAGTACACCAATGTGCTTATTTTATACTGTGTTCCGATTGTGCCTTCAATCCCACAAAATTCCTTGAAGGAGTTAATCACATCTCTTGTGCCTACCAGCCCCAAGTGAGGGCAGTTGTTCCCTTTGTTGTACCCTAAGTAACCGTCACCATCTACCACGCCTCGCCAAAAATCACGGTTGTGTCGTAATTCTGGGGCGACGGTTGCGGTGAGGCTCTTGCGTTCGGTGATACCATAAAATTTGAGAGCATTGACAATGTGCTCACTGGTCACCTCTAATCGTGCAGCAGCCCCGAGATGACTAGGAGCTACTTTGGTGTCTGTCTGGATGAATTGACGAAATTTCTCAACGTGTGCCCAATCCTCAACACCAAGCTCCAACACCACCTTCGGGTACTTCCCCCGCAGGTAGTGTATACACCCATCTGCAAGTAAAAACCCCATCCAATAGGCTGACTCAGGAGTTATCTGGTCAAATGCGCCTTCATTGTGAATCGGTATCCTAAAATCCGACTTAGCCGCAACTCCACTCCTTGCCAGAACATTACATACAGTCTGGGCACAAACGGCGAACTGCGCCCCGACTGACTTACAGGTGCCCCCTGATAAGTAGGCTTCAACTATTTCATCGTCATTTCGTTTTAAGGATTTCATCTATAGACCTCAGTAACGAGGTCCATAGTTCTTTTTCTTGATAGCTATCCAAGGATTTCCATCGCTTTTCAACAAGAACAGTGACAGCCACGATTAGCTTGAACAAGGAACCGTCATCTTTTCCCTCTAGTTGTGCTTGTTTGGCGTAGTTAATGGCGTCAAGCATTTCCTGCCCGAGGTCAGTAAAAACATCACGACCGTTGAACGCCCTCAAGCGAGAGCCGTACTTTTTCTCCCCCATACGAATTCGCGCTTCAATATCGTCAGCAAGGGAATCAAGCTGCATTGAGCGCAGGGCGAGGGCGGCTTCAACAGCGATATCTACGCCATTTCCAGTGGGGTTGGGTTGTATCTTAGTGGCTAAGTCAACAGTAGGGTCTAGGGGCATGTACTCCTCCAGCCCTCTAATACCGTAGATTAGGCGTTCTTATACCACTCAGGGTCAACCTTTTCAAGTGCCTTACCTAATTTACTGGGGTAGACAACTGCCGACTCCTCTTCGTTACCATCCTCGGCTGTACCAAAGTAGATAACATCGTGGTCGAAAGTTAGCTGGGCAACTTCCTTGTAGAACGTCTCCAGTTTTTGAAGACGTTCACGAAGGTGGTAATCCGCTGTTGGGTTTGAATCGTCACTCAAGCGAATGAAAGACATTACTCTACTCTCCCGGAGTCCTTCAAAGACTCTTTATACTCTAAGTACGCTGGCATCTTGAGAGCCATCTTAGCCTTGATTTCTTCGATGCTCACTGGGTAGAAATCCCAACAGTCCACACCCACGTCGAACGACAGGGAGTGTGGAATCTCAGGAAGCATTCCGTGACTGTGCCCATACAAATGCCATGAAGCATGGAATGAATTTCTCCACACTCGCATCGCGTAATGACAGAGAGCGATAAGCTGCTTGTCACCGTCGAAGTAGGGGGCTCCGAGATTGATTTCTTCAAGTGAACGGTACCACACATACAGCCGTTCCTGCACCAACCGCTGAGCGCACCAGTCCGGGTCGATTGCGAAGTGGTTAGGAGCATACGCCCCATCCTGCTTCGCTACCCTCTCCAGAATTTCATCATGATTTCCCTTGATGGCGAAAGTCTGGCCGTTCATACGACGACGGTAACCTATTGCCTTTTCGACGGTGGTCTTGAGGAAGATATCCCCAAGGTCGTACACAAGGTCACCCTTCCGCACACGCTCGTTGTGGCGGGAGATAATCGTCTCGGTCATCTCCTCAGTGGAGGAGAACTGAGGACGAGGCACCTTAGCGCCGGGAAGCAATATCCCATCGGCGTCAACCATCCCCTTAATCATGAAAGGGTGGTCAAGGTGGTCGTCTGACCGGAAGAAAATGTTTGGGTATCCCTTTAGTACGTTCATTCTTCTATAGTACAGGAAAGCTGGGTCAAGAACAAGATTTAAGGTTTTTGGGGTCGGTAAACCGACCATCCGCATATGGTGCTTTCCACCCACAGTAGGAGCACACCTTACCCGTGTTCCAGTGTTGTTGACCATACCCGCTGTCCCACTCCCACCGATAGTCGCTGGTCTCTGAGTGGTCACAACCATTCTTGATTATCTCAGCAATAAGAGCGGTGGTTTCAGCGTGATACTTATTGGATAACCTACTCCATGCTGCTCTCTTTCGAGCTAATAGGCTCTTTGCTTGTTTTACAGTTCGCATGTATTGTCCCCCTCCACTATGCCGCTGGCAACTTCCTCGTACTGACAACCATCGCATTGGATGATGTCAGGCTTATTATTGAACATGCAGCGATACTTGCTACCGCACTTAGGACAGGGCTCACAGCCATACATGTTCGCCGTCTTTGAATCGTAGTCAACAACACTACTATTCATAGTTCACACAACTCCTTCACAAGGTTCAAAAGTGATTGCTCATCCGGGGGGCAGATGAGCTTGAGCACTTCACTCGGGTCCGTAGCTTCAATGTCGCTCACCTGTTCATCCATCGCAATGAAAAATTCTTTTATCTCATCTGACTTGGCAACATCTTGCACCGGCTTGTCTACCGCCTTGAACGCAATGTTCAATGGACTTACTGGAACTTCCTTTTCTTTGTAGCGAACGCCATCAGTAGCAAATGAAAGTATGGTAGCGACCACAGAACGGTCCAACTCGTCATAGTCATAAGCAGCACGAGCAAGTGAACCGAGATTGACGTGCGTGATGTTACCTACCTCAACGGTTTCATGTCGAGAGTGGTCGTGGCCCCACAACATGTAGTCGTAATCAAGGTGCTTAATTTGGTTATATCCGATGGCTTCACCAAACATTCCACCACCATTTCCCGGTTCTCCATAAGCATGAACAATGGCAATCCTATAAGTGGCCTCTGAAGGGCGCGGACCAGACGCTAGAAGTCGCTGTAGGGCTCCCTCTCCGCTGTGTTCATACGGGAAGGTCTCTACCAACACCCTCACTGTCTCATCCTCGTTAACAAACAGTACCGGCTCATCGTTGAGGTTGTGATAGGCTCCGGCAGCAACAAGGATACCTAACGGTTGATGGGGGAGAGAGTCCATACGGTCGTACAAAATGTCATGATTGCCGATAGCCCCATATACTTGTCTCGTTGGAAACTGGCGAAGCTGACGCAGCAGGGCGAAGAGCAGGGGCAATCCATTGGCAGGGGATTTGGGGTTCTTAACGTGGAATACGTCGCCGCCGCAAAGTCCGATGCCATGTATCTTATGCGTCAAATCGCAAATGAATTTAACCTTGTTGAGGATGGCGCTTTGATAGTCGTCTTGACGACGACCGGGAGGTCTAGTGGATGTGTGCCAGTCGGTGCTGTACACAAAGTTCACCTTATCGTGATGTAGTTTTACAGTCTTCACTCGCAACCTTCAATTTCAGTAAATCTTCAAGCAGGGCTCTACGTGCAGCGGTGGCGACCAATTGAATAGCATCGTTCCGAGCTTTCGTATCATGCCCGGTGTTGTTATCTAAATAACTCCAGTAGAAAGCGACCACCTGACCCCGAATGTCGAAGCGTACTGCTGAACTACCATAGGTGTATTCATAGTAGTAGCACTTATTCGGGCAATCCTCAGACTCCTCGGATAGATAGCAATCTTCATAACCACGGAAATCGTTGGTCTTTGAATAACAAACTGGACATTCACTCATTGCTTGAATCCAATCTGTTTAAGTCTTCGCTGGGCCAGTTCAACCCGTGCCCAAAGCTCTTGTCCCACCGGGCAGATTCCACTCTCATCATCACAAACAGCACAAGAGTCCAAATGGACTTTCATATCCTCGTAGAGTGATAGAGAATGCTCAACCACCTCTATCTGTCGAGAGGCGGTCATTCTAATGCGGTGGCTCAAGGTGCTCTCCAGTTAATCCATGTCGTACGGCACTGCGTACTCCCCACCTGTCATTGGGTAGATATACTTCAAAGGAAGTTCCAGTTCTTTGGCGAAAGCTATTTCAGCGGTTACACCTTTAGACTTATCCCAGCCATCTAGGCACAACACCCAAATTCCATCACAACGAGAAAGCATCGCCTCATCATATTGTTTCCAATACTCCCAATGTCCGGGAAGTTTACACAAAGATGCAATCGGGTGCGTGTGACAGATAGGTGAGAAGAAAGACAAATTAGGAAACTTGTTCATCAAATAACCCATGGCCGCAGCAACGTGGATGTTGCGAATCTCTTCAACAGACCGATCAGGGCTGGAGTAAGGACTGGCGACGTAGATTAGTTTACCCAGTGGTTGTGACAAGTGCCCTCTCCCATTCTCCTGCTTCATTCTTGCGGAACTCGGCTACAAAAGCATCCCCATTTGAACCGTAAAGGCCGATGAGACTTTCACCTTTGTTGTAGTCACAACTGCCACATTGATGTTCCAACCTAATGAACAGTTTATGGCCTTGACTGCAACTCATTGTTGACCAAGATGCGTTTGGGTCATGATCGTGATATTTACCTTGCTCATCGTAGTAACTCTCATGGCACATACTGTGCATCCCCCAAGAGGAAGGCCAATCCAATCGGCTGACTTTACCCTCTTCAACACAAGCAGGACACCTCATGCTTCAACCTCCACTGGGTCATAAACCAGCTTGAAGATGCGAGATTTGCAAGTGGTTATCGTACCCTTGTCTTCGTCATAGATGAGGTAGTCATCAGGTTCGGCTGTGTGCTCAAACCCATCCTTATCTCTGACTTTCCAAAGAGCGTAGTCACGGTCGTCACCAAAGGGGTACTCTGAGCAACGCTTCTTGAAGCCATTCAGGAGTTTCAGTGAAAGGAGGGCCATCAAAGCCGGACGGACCCCAGTCGGGAGCAAGTATCTGAACTGCATCAACGACTATGTTCCTTTTCTTGTACTTCATCAGTCATCCTTCCACTTAGGTACGCTCTGGCTCTCAAGTACAGCCGGTGACTCATCTGTCCATTTAATACCACGCATTCGGAGAACCTTAGCTCTGAATGCATCTCGTTCTTCTACGCTTTGAAACCAGAGGTGGAGTCCGGGTTGGCCTCCGCCAATTGTGCCTCGACCATTACATGTGCGGCAGGTTTGTTTGGCGAAGGTTCTATCCCACCCATCTTCATAGGTTTCGTAGGTGGCAGTGCCACGGCCTCCACACTCTGTGCATCCCTGCTTAGTGCGACGACGGATGTTCTTCACCGCTTGTTCCAGTGTGTTTCTTAATCCACTACCCTTGATTATTTCCAACGACATGTGTGAACCTCGGTACTTTCACACCATCCCCCACTTCCTCAAGAAAAACAGAAAGGGGACGGACCCAAATACTTCCGTGTTCGGTGTACACTACAACCTTTTCTCCGGTCTCGGTGTGTTCTCCCACACCGAGTACCGAACAGACCTTACCTTTGTAATGCAGGTATACTCCGGGCTCTACCATTACTCAGACGCTGCAATCTTGACCTTGGCCGATTCCTGCCAACCTTCGTCAGATGACTTAGCGGCTTTAGCCGACGTGTCGATGACCTTATTCTCATCGCCACTAACCTTGGCCGAAACGTCGATGCCCTTGGCCTTTTCGACCTTGTTCTTCACATTGGCAACGAACGTCTCAATCTTCGACTCGACCGCAGCCTCCGTCTTTTCAATAGTGGTCTTGATTTCGGTAGTTGTCGCCTTGATCGTGGGCACTGCCTGAGCCTCAGCCTTCAATAAATTGGCGGTAACCTCGGCGATGAGAGCAGCAGCGTGGGACTTCAATTGCTGTTTGATGTCCACATACTCTCTCGCCAATTCCTCGTACTCAAAATTGATGGTTGTGAGCACGACGTTGTTGTGGATGAGGGTGACATCAAACTTACCCTCTACGGTTTTTACATACTTAATTTCTGTGAATTCCACTGCCATTTAGTTCTCCTGTAATTCGTTGTATTTCTTCATTAGGTCTTCACCCTCCACCAACTTACCTTCAATGGCGGTGAGTTCTTTTTCGAGTTGAGCCTTGAAGGATGACTCCAACGTCCTCAACTCTTTGACAGTCATACCCTCCGGGTTTTCAACCCCGGACTCTTTGAGATTGCTATACGCTTGTTTGAGCCTTTGCTCTTCTACACGAGCGTCACCGATGATCTTTTCGCGGTTAACACTCAAGGTCTTTACCTTGGCCTGTGCCGCACGCAGCCTATCTTGAACAGATTGTTCTGACATCTTTACTCCCTTATCTCAGCGTAATCAACACGGTGCCATGGAATAAACACTATGCCGTTTTCAGTCCAATACCCTCCAGCCTTCCTGAAGCCTTCTATCACAAACTGGGCGTGCTGCTTACTGGGCTCTTCTGACTCATAGTTATAATCGCCGTCCCGCGTTCTGATGAAAACTGTTACTGACATACATGCTCCAATCCCTTGCCACATTTAGGACAAGTACCCGGCTTAACCTTTGGTAGCTTTCTCTCCGCTTCTTCCACTGCGAAAGCCTGTCGTAAAGTATCTAACTCGGCTTCCGCGATTTCAAGCTGAGAATCGTAATCCTTGAGTTGATCAGCAAGTTCCTGATGAGCCTGATAAGCTTCAATGGCGACCGCTAAATATGAAATACTGCCATTCAAGGTTTTTACTTCGGTCAATTGTGAGTCAGTTTGTTCAATGATCGAAGTCAGTCGGTCGGAGTATTCTGTGCGCTGGAAACCGAACTTATCCAGAAGAGTGAGCAGTTCACACACTCCTTTATCCCTCTTGTAGATAATCAACACTTCTGCCCATGAAGCAGCCGTGGCATCAATAGCAGCTTCAAGCTTACGGAGGAATCGAGATACCGATAAGGATTGGCTGGCGGTCTCCAGATTTTCGGCGACCTGAAGTAAAGTATCCGCTTTAGTTAGGTTGGGTAAGGTAAGGGTATTCAGGATCGTCTGTAGAGGCTGTAGACGCGCCTGATGGTAAAGAACCGACCCCAACTGCCCTACAAGCACCTCACGGGCTCTGATGTCCCTTTCCAAGGCAAGAACCGCGTCTGCAATAACTGTCGCACTGCCTGTGATTTCGAGTAAGGAGGCGCTTCGCTCCTCAGCTAAACGAATCTCAGAGGCCAGTGTGTTAGCCTCACTCTTCCGTTGAGTGATACGGAGGTTGGCTTCCTTCTTCCCGGCGTCCAACTTTTCCGTGCTGGAGAAGGCCCCAAGGACGGCGTTTATTTCTTGTGGTTTCCAACGGTCAGAGTCGATCAGAAATTGGGCTTTGTTTTGATGAGCAAAAATAGGATCAATGCTATAGTCCCCTATCTTCATCTCACCGAACTTCAGCTTTTCAATCTCCTCCGGTACCTTACCCCCAAGACTACTGTAGGTTTTTCCATCGAGGATGTATTTAGTCGAACCCTTTCGTTTACGGGACGCCTTGATGTTATGCCCGTCAACCTCAAGTTCTATTTCAAGTGGTTCTTCCTGATTGTTCCGTATAAAATCCTCAGGGATGTCATTACGAAGAACCCCCTTGAGGGCACGAAACAAAGAAGACTTGCCCCTGTTTGAGGGGCCGACCAAGACAGTCAGCCCCTCAATGTTCAAAGTCGCATCCGCCCACGGTTGAAAATTCTTGACACTAAGTCGCATCAGGCCAACTCATCATCTTCTTCCGGGTTGAAGCTGATTGTTTGCTTGCTCTCATCAAGGAAGTCCATCTCCTCAGAAGAGACCTCAGCAACAAACATATCCAGCTTGTCATCCACCGATTCATAAACCAGTGACCGCAGCTTGGCAATGACATCCGGGTCACGCTTCACAACGAGGGCTTCGAGGGCTTCCGCCTTGTTGGCGTATTGAGCGAAAGAGTCTTCCTTCGACTTACCAACATACCAACGCGCTCCCGAGTTTGTGATGTAACCGAATTGACGAGAGAGTTCAAGAATGTTGACACTCTCATCAATACCCTTGCCGGGTCGGATGTAAATGTTGCCCTTACGGAATCCAGCACCTGTAACCTTGTTTTTCAAAGTACGGACACGCACCTTGTTGATGGTTGGATCAGGCTTAGTTCCGGGGGCAGCAAGGTCAACGATGAAAAGGTCATCCGTTTCCATCTTCGCCATTTCCATTGGAGCCATGGCCTTCTCCAAAGTGAGTTCCAACATAACCGAAGGCATAAAGCGGCACATACGACCACCGGGCAGTGTGTAGATGCGATTCACGTAGTCATACTTGGTCGCATACTGGGCCTCACGGCTATTGTCGATACGGTCGCGTGTCTGGTTGACCATGAGAAGCGCGGCATCGTATTCCTGCAAGTAAGGGCGGAGAGTTTTATAGAAAAGACTCATTGCCTTGGCATTTCCGCCGTAGTTGGCCTTGGCGAACTTACCGCTCTTGATGTCCTTCTCTTCAATCTTGGTATCCATGAAAGGGATGGAGTCATTGACGAACAGCCTAACACCCATCTTCATGAGGCGGATGTGCTCCCACACGGCAGTCTGAACACTGCTGGGGTACATCAGGAAGCAGAAGTCCATGTCAACGCCGAGCTTGCGGAGGTAGTCAGGAGTTGTGGTTGGCTCATAAGCAAAAAACCCAACCGGCTCACTCGTCTGCTTCTGATATTCAGCGACCATTGAGATTGTGGTGGTTGACTTGCCAGCGCCTTCATCACCATGAATCTGCGTAACAGTTCCGTGGTGAGCCATCCCCTTCAGGCCAAGCACCCGGTCGAAGGTGATGTGGTTATAGGGTACGAGAGCCTCTTGAAAATCTGATTCGATAATTTGATAGTTTGCTGCGGTGTCCTTGCGACCTATGGAGAAGGCAGCACGGCGTTGTTCAGGTGTCCAGTCACGGGCGTGTCCGCTGGGCGCAGACGTAGATGATACTTGCTTTTTGGGCGGCATTTGTTTCCTCCGGTTAAATCGAGTACCCGATTCGCTCCAATTTGTTAGTATGACGCGATGCGTCGTTAACGATGAGCGTGTAGGTTTTTCGTGTATACGAGTAGAAATACTCTCGCCTATGTAGGAGTCCTTTAGTGATGATTTTGGCGTTCCTGCCCTTACCCTTCATCTCCTGATTGGCGTTACATAGAGACACCAAAAACTTCTCTGGTACCTCCTCAGGATGACCTAAAAGAATTGAGGTTGTATGCCGAGCCATCATAGAGAGAAGAACAGCATCGCAAGCGTCAGTATCCAATTTTGGGTATGTTGCCTTGTCAATGTATTCATACGCCTTATTGATGTTCTCAGCTTTGTTCTTCGCGCCGGTTTTAGTAAGGTTCATTAAAGACCGGAGCGTGGCTGCATTAGTGGTTAATACTCTAACTGTAGTGAACCTCGCCCACAGATTTGTCTCGAAAAACACCAAGTGCAGGATGCGGTTCAACGCCACTAGAAAGTCGTTCATGGGCGTTGGGTACTCCATGCTGATGATGAGCCCTAAAGCTGGCGTTCTATTAACATAGCTGACACCGTTTTTTTCAACAACCCCCTGATTCCACGCTGTGGGGTCATTACCCATGATGTCTGTTGAAGCTTTGTCAATTAGGTCTCTAAGGTAGAGAGACATCATCTTCCCTCGAAGCCAGATAGGATCAGCGGAGGACTCAGGCTTGACGGAGCCAGCCAGCCTCCAAACAGCATGAGTCGTACCGTCTGCGCTTGGCTTAACTTGCATCAAAGCAAACCCGGTACGACTCATGGATGGATCAAGGCCGAGCACTAACCATTGTTGTACTTCTGGTAATGGGTCGGGGAGGGTGATTGGTGGTGCATTTTTAGCTTTTGTTGTCACACTACTTAATACTTGCTTTTGGCTCTTTCTTGTTCGCAGTATCATCAAGTAGTTTCTTTAACCGACTAACTGGAACGGCTACCTGCATCTGCCCTAAATCACCCGCATACACACCTACTGTAAAGGCACATATTTTCTGAGATGACTCACATATAACAGAAGCGCCTGAAGAGCCCCCGAGGACACCGGGAAGTTGAAGGATAACATCTCCTGTCCAATCTAGCTTACTTTCTTTATCGTGAATGGTGCGGTCAAGTTTACTCAAAGCGACGTATCCATGGAGTATCTGTTTACCCATACCTGCCGGGGACTCCACACTGACAATGGGTTCTCCACTAAGTGGATCATCCCCTAAATCTACAATTTCGAAGTGCGTCTTTGTTCTTACAAAAAGCAAGCACACGTCATCCCCCATTTCCTCTGAACCGCAACTAGAACTCAAGGAACGAACGAACACCTTGTCTGTTCCAACCTCATCCAGAGATATAAAGGGTTGATGTTTATCATTGATGCAATGAGCCGCCGTGGCAAATATGTAAGCTTCCTGCTTGGGGTTGTAACCAATTGAGGTCGCTGTACAGGCAAACCTCATGCTGCCGTCGTCTTCTTGATGGAAAAGCAGCACAGTGGCTGGGTATAGGGTGTTTTTAACGTAGTCTAACGTGGATGGTTTAGGTGTCGGAGATTGGGCGTACGTAAGTTGTCCCAACAACAAGGTTCCGAGCACAGAGACAGCGATAGTCAGGGTTCTCATATAAGACCTCGGGGCATAGATTAGACTTTCACCCTTTGACTATGCGGTACCAAGTGTTAATTTTCGTTGACTTACAGTTTAGTAAACCCCAGCAGGAATCTCGATTTGAGTTATAGAGAACCCAGCTTCCTTAACCAGAGCTTCTTCCTCTTCAAGCCGGTTTGCCTTTATCTTCTTCATCCAGAACTTGATGCTACTGTTTTCCTTATCCTTGTACCAGAAATACCCGTTGTCCTTACCCCATTGATTCTTTTCAAATGGAATGGTCAGGCGGATACCTATTGTGGGGGTCTTAGCATAAGCGAGGACTTCCTCAATCGGGTACTTATCAAGTATGGTGAGCGTGGTCATAACATCGGCGAGAGCCTGATGAGGGAATGGATTGAGGAACCCATGATACGCCGCGAGACAGGTAAGTTGACGACTCCATCTCTTGTTGGGATACTCAATGTCGGTCAGAGTATCAATCCAGAACTTATCTTCATCGAAATCTAAGCCACAGGATTTTATCCATGCAAGCAGGAAGGGCCGGTCGCATGTATTTCCATTATGAGCCACAATAACATCGGCCTGTTCATACATGTAAAGAAGCTGACGAAGTGCCTTGGTTGATTCCTTACCATACTTGGCAATTAACTCCAAAGGCAGCTTGGTGGCCTTCATCGCCTCTTCTTCAAAGGGAGCGCCCTCGGGGACTTGCACAAGGTATCCCATGGACAAAACGGCACGGTGGTTGTCGGTGTCCCAAAGCTGAGCACCAACCTCGCAGATGGCATGAACCTTTGGGTCCAATCCAAGGGTTTCAAAATCTAACCCCAAAACAAGCATACTCATTCTCCAACATTTCAGTCGTCTCATTGCTAATACACCGTTTTAATTACAATTGGAACCTGATGGCATAAATAAAGCCCCCTTGGTAGGGGGCTCATAGGGTTGTGTGTTTCAACATTTAGTTCAAATATCAATACCGGGCATTTTAGACTGAGCGTTCGAGCCCGGTTTAAACACCGCTTTGATGACTTCAGCGGTGTGCATCCAAACACCCTCTGGAAGTTCGGACTGACTGAACCACAACCACTCATCGAACTTTTCTTTCTCGCTCTCCGGGACATGCAAGTCTTCAGGGTTCACAGCAGTTCCGACATAGAACAGATTGATAAAATGCTTACCTTGCTCCGGGAACCAGTCGTTTGAAACTTTACCTGTGAACCACACATCCCTGAGTTGTAGGAAAGTCTCCTCCGCAACCTCACGCATGGCGGCGATAAGAGGAGCCTCACCAAAGTCTACCTTACCTCCGGGAAGGGAGTATTGCCCTGTGCCGAGAGGCCCTTTGCGCTTACCGAGAAGGACACGCTCCTCCTTGTCGAAGATGATGACACTAACGGCCACACCGGGGTAAGCCATGGGACGGACGGGGTGGTACTCGGACATCAACTCTTTCAAATCTACTTTGCAGTCAGGGCAGTAGTAGTCGATGCCGGGTGCCAGCACTTCAACCTGACCACACTTTGGGCACCGGGGGGCTATTTCGCACCCGTTGAGACAGAAGGGCTCAAGGTTTGCGTAGCTTAGCACGCTTCCGCACTTCTCGCACGGGTACAGGTGCAGCAAGGGTAACACTGACCTGTGAACTAGGCTCAATTTTTGGCTGTTCGGCTTCACGTTTCTTTTCCTCCCGCTCTCGTTGCTGCCGCTCCTGTTTTAGTGTCCTACCCTTCTCGGTTAGAAGTGGAAGAGGCCCTTTTCCGGTCTCTGTACTACCAGCGGCTATATCTACTATATCACAGGCATCCAAAGTATCCATCAGGCGCACCGCGTCCACGTATCTGATGTGGAACTCCTTCTGCAACTCAAAGCACGAGGCGTGCTTCTGTTTCCTCACAAACGCGAGTACCTGAGCGTAGTGTTGTTCGAACTGTAAGTCGTCCATTTTGAGTACCTGAGCGTAGTGTTGTTCGAACTGTAAGTCGTCCATTTTTACATCCACATCCTTTAGTGTTACCGCTCCGTAGGTTGTCTCCAGATGCTATAAACTGATTCCCGCAATGGCATTGACACTCTTTATAGTTTGGATACTTCCTCATCGCATTGAACAAGTAGGATGAACCAGTTTTTTGAGTGCGAGAATAGTAAAACTTCTTCTGAAGATATTGCTGAAGGTTGACCCCTTTGTGCTGACCGATGTAAATCTTTCCTGTGACCTTGTTTGTTATGACATAAAAAATGGACTCCTTATTTTAAGGAGTCCATGAGTTGTGAAATTTTCTGACTATGAAAGGTCTTCGATGTCTTCGAGGCTCGCTTCCTTGCCAGAACCTGCTTGATGACCAGACAACAGGGCACGCCACTCGATAAGGCTCAACTTACGTCCCAGCTTGCTGTTGAGCTTCTTACCCCCATCCTTGATGAACTGCTGAGCCTCAGCCTCAACTTCTGCTGCTAGTTCAGGGTTCAAAGACCACTTTGCCTTGGTGGAACGGAGTACAAACTCATACCCAATCCCACTGGTCTTCTTTGACATCACGATGTCAATGTCATACACCGAGGAGTCCTCAGGAGCAAGGCCGGATACCGAACGGAAGTTTGACCGAGACAGATCAACATATCCAATCTGCCATTCAACCGGAACCCCTTTTTCATAGCTGCCGGTCTTTGCGTCGGCGTTCGTATAGTGGATGGCAAGGGCAACGACGTGAATCATCCCTGCTTGATCGAGCTTAGCGCAGCAGAATGGTGTTTCATTGTCCTTGGCAGGAGCGCAACGGTAGGTACCCTTCTTCTCCACCTTATCGAGAAAGTGGGACTTACCAATCAGGGCGAGGGGCTTGCCGTCCTTACCCTTCAGAAAGGGCAGGAGAGCGAAACGAACAACCTTATCCTTATCCGGGCGGATTCGGTCAAGGCCGTCACTACGTGAAATCAGCTTTTGGTCGCCGAATTCAACGCTTTCAAAAACCTCTTCTTCGTCAGCCGGTGCCACCGAAGTTTTTGTGGAAGACTTTACTGGTACTTCATCGTCTTCCAACTCAGCCTTAGCTGCTGAAACAGGGGTTGTGGTTGTGGGCGTTGGCTTGCTGGAAGCCACAGGGAGTTCATCCAATTCATCATTAGCGAATTGTTTCATATATCCTCTTTTTGTTTCGGTGTCTTGTTTCGGTTTCGAGTGTCTTTACTGCTTTTGTGTAGTGTTGCGTGCTATAAGGAAGCCTTACTCAAGTCTTCCTTATCTGCGACTTCAAGTTGCCTAAGCTTCCCGAGAGCCACAAACTTTACCTTACGTTTGGCGTTGGTCATCTTAGTCTCACCAGTGAAAGGTATCTTTCTATAAATACCCGGTTTGTGATGAATACTGAACTTACCAAAGCTATTTAATTTCATTGAAAAACTGTCAGAGCCAAGATTGTCAATTAGGGTATCTTCGATGCACTTAATGACCTTAGTGACAAGTTCCTCAGCTTCCTTCTTAGTGGATAAGTTGAGAACTTGTTGAACTCGACCTATCAGCAGTTCCCGGCCTATGCGTGAATTTGCCATTATGACTAACCTCAAACCTTATGGTGTGCAGCTTGCGCTATATACCATCTAATACTGAACTCTATAGTTGAATTTCCACAGTATTTACGGCAAAACAAAAGACCCACCCCAATGGGGTGGGTCTATGTTAGATACATTACACTTAATTCGACTTCACAGCGGCAGCGGCGGCGTCTTCTGCGACCTTATAGTTCTTTCTGACAGTCGCCCGTACCAACATTCTCTTAACCGCCAGATTCTGACTTACTGTTGGGTTGAAGTAATACACCAAACCTGTGGATGCTGTGTAGAAATCCTGAGAACCAAGATGCCCCCAACGGAAATCCACCGTTGACCATGAGATGCTGGGGGTCACTCGATACTGAGTCCCGCCACCAATCAAGTAGGTAAACTGGTTAGGTGTAGTGTTGCTGAACGTGGAGTTACCAGCAGCAAAATCCGCAAACACCCCAAACTGGTCAGAAGGGATATTTGTATGCTTCACGATACTGGAAACATCAGGTATAACATGGACCCCACCAAGATAGCTGTTGAATCCACCCGTGGAAGCAAGCACGGTATATTCACCGGCAGAAAGGCTGTTCCCTTTTTGTGCTCCCCAGTCAAACACGTCCAACAGCATCGTAGTTACATTACCGGCCCCCCATTGGTTGTTGTAATGGATACCAACAGCCTCGGTTGCGGTCGAAACTACGAGACCATTTGTTTGTGCAGATAGGGCACCGGCCAAAGAAAGAACCCCTGCAAGGAGTAGGACGAAATACTTCTTCATTTAGTTAATCTCCAAAGAGCCAATAGGCTCTCTCACTAATACTCCGATTTCCAGATGTTTGAAATACGAAAGGCGCAGATGTAAGGATCGGTTCGCTTAGTTCGCCATAGGTCGAGTAGTTTGATAGTGTCATGCACCTTCGTGTAGTCCAGTTTCAACGTCTTAAAAAATTTGACCTTTGATGGAGACGGATGAGGGTTGAACCTTGCCTTGCTCAATGTCGAATCATCATCCTTTTGAACCAACGTATAGACCGATAAGTCAATGTAGAGGCTGTGCAACCGTCTCTCTGGGGCTACTCCGGGAACCGAGAACCAGAGCTTATTCTCCCATGGCTGCGGCCATCGCTTACTCTCTGGTGGCATAGTGCCCGTTAAAAGCCACACAGCCGTCCATAGTGCCACGACTATGTCCTCGATGGTTCCTGACGACGCCAACTGGTCTGCCAGCCGGTCTACAAGGTCTTTATCGGGTTTATCCATATCCAGAAGAGTAGCGGCGTACCTCACAATAGCATTCGCTCCGGCTGAGCCTCTCGTAATTGGGTCCAGCGACCAAAATGCTGTATTGTCTCTGGCCTGAGGGGATAGAGTAGTGGTGGATTTGGAGGATAGAACACGAAACAGTTTAGGCGTATCATCTACTAACATGTCAGCATCTGTGACAACCTCGGTGAACACGCAAGAAACACCAAGGATTTTCTCTGCAAGCTTCTGCTGAACGTAATCCTCACCGACAAGAATGTTAAACCGTTTATGTACCTTGGAAGCTAACATGACAGGTGCTGGATTGAACTCAGACACCCGCCTACCGGGTCTAAACTTTGGTTGGACTTTATCTGCCACACAAGCTAATACCTAACTAACCCTAGAAACCCGGAGTAGAATCTCAACCTCTTGTTCATTTATCTCTCCGGCGTGATACCACTTCATAACTCGCTCACGACTGAATATCATAGCCTCTGATTTACCCCAATCGGAGGTGCAGTATTTTTCAAATGCGTGAGGAATGTAAGGTTCGTCGTCTCTCATATTTGTTTCTTCTTCCTTATGTAGAAGCGAAGCGTGGTCAAATCATATCCTCGCTTTTCCAACTCATCCCACAGTGAGGGCTCATATGTTACCCAATCATGACGCTTGGCATCAATAGGCGCATCCCAGTTTAGATGTGCTCTTTCACTCCCCAATACGCTGTGCAGAAGGCGTGGGTCGGCACGTTGTGTTCCCGATCCGTTGTGATACACCACATCCTCGGAGCTATGCCGGTCGGCTTTGCCCCAGTAAATATGGAGTTCACCTTCTCGGACTATGGGTCTGCGTCTCATTAAGTCATACTCAATTTAGGTTTGGCTGTTTGAAACTTGGCATGGGCTGTAGTCATATCCTCCACGAACTTTGAAGCGTCCAAAAGGTGGAGTAACACTCGCTTCCCATTTGGAGTTATAGCTACTCCTCCCTTTTTCACCTTTACAATACCAAAGCTAGTACAGACGACTACCATAGTCTCAGCCAACTGGCTAACAAGGTCGCGTACAAACTCCTTCTGCTTTTCCTCCGACACAGCAACTCCAGTCTCATCGGTGACTTTAAAACGAAGGTGCTTTTCTAAGGGCTCGATCAAATACTCGTGTTGTGGATTATCGAGTTCATTCAGAAAAATGACGAACAAAGGCCGCATGACCTTTCCGAAGTGAGGATGAGCGCCATTCAATTGTTCGAAAATCAACTCACCTACAAGTAAGGTAACGCCAAATGTAGCCCCCCATTTATAGCCATCATACGAGCTAGGCATCAATTGAAATTCAGTCAATGTGGGGTACTTGGCATACTTCTCTAATAACTTTTTCTGCTCAACTAAAAACGTGTTGGCCTGTAGCCGGGGGTTTTCTTCGAGAGAGTTATCACTTATAAGAGCCATCAACTCATTCTTGGCCTGAGTTATGATGGTTTTCTGAAGGAAAAGAACCTTCTTAAGATCATCCACGTTTTTAAGCTGTACTATAGAATCATTCACCTATTTGCCACCCGTCCGCCCCTTTTACGTCCACCCTTTTTACCCTGAGGTCGAAATAACCGTGCCCCTAACAGCAATGTGCTATCCACCGTTGACACCATTCTTGAACTGGTTGCTTGCGCTTCGAGATACTCCCGAACATACCCGTTCGCACCGCCGCGATAATACAATGCAATGGATAGTTTTTCGAAAAAGGTCAGGTCTCTCCAAGATTTCATCATATCTATCTATTACGGAGTTTTCAGTAGTTTTGAAACTTCATCCAATGGAATGACTGACTTTTTCAGTCGTCGGATACCAAGGCGGAAGCAGTGAATACTCAGCCACAAAGAGGGTCTACGCCACAGCAGGATGGACATGCTGTAGGAAGTCTGTTCATTGATGTCAGAGAGCACCTTGCGGTCGCGAAGGCCCGTGGCGGCAAGGTGGTCATAATATCCCCTATAGGCGCGGAGCACAAACTGTGTGTGAAAGTCCAGTTCGACCGGGCTTGCCTGATAAGGGAGCAGCAAGGTTAGCAACGTATACAACATGTGTGCCTCCTTGGCTACACGCTATCTCGCTGCTGACCCCGGTTATTTAATCCCAAGCCTCAGCCAAAGGTAGCTCACCAAATTTGGAATAGTCCTGCATATTTCTGTAGAGCCACCCACCGTCACATGGTAGAAGTGGCCTCTATAAATATCAACGCACCATTCAATTTCATTGGTTTGTGATTTTAGCCGGAAATTGGGTGCCTGTTTGGTAAGAGAGAACCTCCGCTCACATACCAAAGCAACATCCATGGGGATGTGTGTTTGAACCGCAGTGATAACGGGGGCGACATCACGAGGTTGAGGGAATTTGGGGGTGCCTTTACGCAATTAGCCCTCAAACTCATCGAAGTTGGGATTGTCATTGGGTGGCCGGGTTAAAGACATGGAAACCCGTTCGTACTCCCGCGCCGCGTGAGGCCGACGCCGAACGTAAGCGATATTGGGACCGGGAGAGTTGCGTCCAGAATTTCATCAAGCGTTTTCATGAGCCTCCTTTAGTTAGGCCATACCACGGCGTCCATCCACCACTTTGGAAACAGTTTACCATTACGACCGAGGAAAGCGATGATAGCCGCATCCAGAATGAAGTGCTTCGCCTTATCCTCCTTGTGACGGTTGGAGCGGCCTGTAGCCTGTACCAGAGCCAAAGCAACGCGGCTGGCATACCATTCAGGGTCACGCTGCATACGAGCCTTGACATAAGGGTCGAGGCAGGGGAATGGTACCTTGACGATAACCGAGAACCGCGACAGGTCGTCCTTCAGGTCGAGTCCTTCCGTCATGCTTGGGGAGAAGAGAACGGTAGGGTTCTCAGACTCAATATGACGACCAATTGCGATGTCGCGGTCACCGCTCGTGTGGGTAAGCACACGGTTGCGAGAACCCATACTGTCGGCCATGAACTTATTCACCTTATAACTATGGGTGTGAACGATGCCCTTATGAGCGGCGAACTTATCCATAATCTTACCAAGGAACTCAGCCACTTTTGGCATAGCAACATCAATCGAAGGTACCTGACCAGACTGCCAGCACTTGCGGCACCCAGCACCCTTACGGTTCTCACGGCCAGCATCCTCAGGGTTGGAGCACTCCGGGCAAGCAACTTTGGTGCTGGACATGTTCGCAATCGGCTTGATGAATACAGGACGATTTTCAATCGGAAAGTCACAGTCAATGCGGCAGGTTACGGCATCATTGGCGTCGATGCCAAGGTTACGCATAAAGAACTTGAAATCACCAATGGTGGCCGACATAATGATGACCTTTTCGGCCTTGCTAAACAGAATCTCATCAGCGAACAGAGTGGCCGTCAAGGGCTTGATGATGAGGCAACCAAACTCACTGCTGCCCTTGGTCTCATCAGTATAGGTAATCCAGTCGATGATGTTTTCAGCGGCGGAGTTTAGGAAGAGTACAAGCTTGCTTGTGAATCGGCGAAGGCTGTTCAACTTCTTACCCAACTTGGTAGCGGCTCCGGTACTCTTGTCTTCCTTGAGGTCTTCCAGTTCCGATGTCCACGTCATGATGAGAGCCTGTGCAGCAGGAACAAAGGTCTCTGCCACCCACTCCACACCTTTGGTGGTCTGTCCCGGCTTCACAACGGGCATGGACAAAAAGTCGATACCCACCTCCTCGCAACGAAAACGGTTAATGACAGTGTCGGCTTGCGAGAGAATCTGTCCTTCGGTGTTGTGCCCTTCATCAAGAATGAGCATTTTACGAGGTGAAAGCTGACCGGCGTGGGTGGTCTCACCCAAGTAGTAGGCGAAGTTAGTTACGCCGAGGGGGTTTTTCACAAACAACTTCTTGGCCTCTTTATATGGGCAGAAGGAGCACCCCTTCTTCCCCTCTTCATCCTCAGACTTTTCGGTACGGCAGAGCATCCCACCCGTTTCACAATCCACAAACTTTCCGGTCTCATCATCTACAAACTCAGTGCAGGTATAATTCGAACGACCCTTGAGTTCCTTGAGACCGATGGACTCAAAATCACCCATGTACTGAGCAGTCAAACTTTTCTGCGGGGAGAGGATGTAGGCACCGGCTTCAAAACCGGGGCGAACGGGTTGAGTCTTGGCGTGAGAGCCAGCAGCGATGGCGATACCGGACTTACCAGAGCCTGTCGGGGCTTCGATGATAATGAACTTCTTGTTCTCGCGGTATGCCTGTTCAATGGCCTGAAATGCCTGTTCCTGAGCGGGACGGACCACAGGGAACGGAAAGTGATCGCGGATGTCGGAGGATGAAGCTAGATTGAGGTTCTTAAGGCTTCTCAGAGTCTCAGCTTGCGCCGAGGGGAAGTCAACCTTATTCGGAAAACCAATTTGAACTAGCTCAGTCATTTCTTCTCTCCACCATTAGTATACCGAAAACTCCACAGTTTTAGCTAGTTTTTAGGAAAAATTTTACACAATCACACAGAAGCAATCGGATGTGCAAGAGAACCCTTGAAGTTGTTCTTTTTCCAACAGTTGCCTGTGTTCCACTGACATGAATTCAGACACAGTCTCGGCCATCTCCGCTACCTTAGCACGGAACACATCGTCAGACACCCGTCCGGGGTAGACCGATGACAAACCACGCAATTTGCTGGCATAGACAGTGCAGACATCGGTAGGGAGCCCACTGGAGGCGTTGTTAGAGCACTGAGCGAACAAGGCAACGGTTTCTTGTATACGCTGGAGGGGGTTGTCTACATGGTTGTAAAGACAAGTTAATCTCACCCACAACTTCTGACAATCACTTAGACTATCCCATTGAAACGCAGAGCGAGATGTGAGAATAAACATCACGTCATCATACATTCGTTCGATTTTGAGGAAGTGTTCGGCTTTCCTAAACTCTTCAGGCTCCATACACAAGAACCTTTCACGGCGAGATGCTTTCTCCCGTTGCACAAGGAAAAGAGAACAGGCCGCTGAACCAGCATTGCCAATGCAGCAAAGATGAAGTTGAGCATAGGGTACAGCCGCAAGAGTCCGCTCTGTGAACCTTTTCCCTTGCTCGATCAATTCGCGGCGAAGGTCTGTGAAGTCACGCTGGGGCGTGTCCAATGATTCAATTTCAATCCTCATAGTCCTATAATACTAGGTTAATTTACTGATAAACCCACGTACTACCATTAAACAACACCATCAGGGTTGTAGAACTTGCCGGTGTTCCAGAACCAGCCGCTGTGCCACCCCAAGCAGGGCTACCTGAAGCATCTGAGATAACAGCCAATTGTCCTGCAACAGGCGAGACCGGGAGTGCCGAGTATAGCACAGGAGTTAAAACGACCTGATTAACTACCCTAGAGAGAGGGTAGGAGATGAAAGAGAATTGAACATAACTATTCGATGTCCCACCAACTTGATAGATAAAACCAAGCGGTTGAATCAAATTAGGGATAGTGGGTACAGCTAACTGAACTGAGCCGGGTTGTGTAGTGCTCAAATAAACGGTGGCTCCAACGTTGGCCGGAGCAAACCCAGTTGTAAACGGACAGCTAACGATCCCCTCAGTGGTGATAATGACTGTAGCATTCATAGCCGCACCTACTGACACAAACCCCATAGCGGGGGCATTATCTGTGGACAAAGCCGAAGCTAGTTTGGCGTATATAGTGGAGCCTGAATAATACAGACTTACCAATTGTCCCACTTGTAGAGCGACCGCAGCTTGAGCGATTACAGGAGTTGAACTGGTAAAAAAACTACCATCCAATGCCCCTTCAGCGTTAAGCAAAACAGGGGCGAAGGCATCCGCTGAACTCCCAGTGTATACGGAGACACCGGGGGTGATGTCAATCAGATTCGTGGTTTGATTAAAGATGCATAGCTTTGTAGACATTTATCGCGTCCTCGGGGGCCAGTGAACTCTTTTATTTTTCCATTCGGCTAACTCAGGAAACTGTTTGTCGGCATCAGTGTCATGCATCAAATTAGCCGGATTTGGAGGTGTCTCGTGATGGTCTCCGGGTTGAGCCGTGTCATCAATGTTCTTCTGATTCTCACGATTGGCAAGCTCTCCTGAACCCTCAAAAACCTCTCCGCTGATGTCATACCCATAGGCCGTTTTTCCTGTTAAACTGGAAAACCTGTTCTTAGAAGGACTACTCGCTGCACGTGTCAGGCTTTCTAAAACCCCATGAACCTTTGCCAAAGAATAGGACTGGAACAAAACGGCGGAGGAGAAATTTTCCGAGTTAGCGTACATTACAGAGATTTCGAAGTCATGACGTGCATTTTGCATATACCGCTTAACCATCGGCATCCAAGAAACTTGAGGGATAACATCCAACAGACTCAACACAAGTTCGCGGAGTTTAGGCTCTGTTTGTTTGAACAGAATAGAATCATGTTCTGGTGCCTTTAAACCCTCCCAAATCATGACGATGTCATTGTAAGTATCCCGAAGCCAATTAACATCCTGCGGCCATGTCTGTCCATCCTGAAGCAATTCATTACGAAACCTTGGCTTACTCTCCAGCGGGTGGACAGGCGAGGCGGCTAGTTTGGCAGGTTTCAATCTCATCGTAGGTTCCCTACAAGAGGAAATGAAAAGCCAAAATTTCACAGCTACCGGGTTTATAGTAGAGGCTGCTTGCTGATGAAGGTGTTTATCGAGTAGTTAATGTAGTAATTTTGTGCCCTTACTCGTGTGAGGGTGACCTTCCACAGGATGGAAGGCAGAGAGGCTGGGAAGCTCTGTTCCCAGCCTCTTTTTATATTTCAAATTCCGCGACCGCATACCTCGTCCACTTACGTTCCTTAGGGTACCCATGAGGGTTACACACTACTCGGGTTTCACCCAGCATGTAATCGCAAGTCAAGTGCGTATGACCATGCACCCACAGACGAGGCTTCTTATCCAAAATAAGCGGTGTCTCATCGGAAACAAAGAACCGATTGATGGGACTCTCGGCGTACATCCTGTTGGTACTCAAGTTTGAGGGAAGGTGATGAGACAACACAACTGTATCCGGGCGAATCAGTTTATTGCCGTTCTCACGAAACTCTGTGTTTTTCTGATACACCCAATCGTGAATATCCTCAATATACTTGAAGTCGTTCAATTGGTGCTCGTATATCTGGTTCAGCGGGTCGAATGGAAACCACATGGCTCCGCCGTAGAAATGAACACCATCAATCGTAGCTTCACTATTCTCCAACACAATGTAGTTATCCGGCAGAAGGTCGCGGATGAATTTCTCAACATCGGCACCCACCTTTGAACTGTAATATTCGTGGTTGCCAAAAGTGTAGAGCACCCATTTAGCTTTCTCGCCCAAGAAATCGAACACACGGCGGCACTCATTCCGCGTCTGATGAGCGGGGACTACGATGTCTCCGGGGAGGAAGAGGACATCCAAATCTGGAACGAAGGGGATGCGACCCAAGGCATCGAAAGGATTACCATAGTAGAACTCGGTGTGGCAATCCGAAATTAACTGGGCTTTCACTGTATACACTCCCGTTCCATATACTCGCCGTAGCACTCACCGCCCGGTTGATAGAGTGGAATCTCTGGCAGTAGCTTTGTGGGAGCCGACTTCACCTTCTTGACCGCTGCTTTCTTAGGGGATTTCGGCGGAGCCGCAGGAATTGGTGCAGCCCACAACTTCTCAAGAAGGGGTGTTGCCCGACGAATGAACTTCGCCCGGATACGCTTGCGGTGCTCTCTCCACTTCTTGAGACCGGCTTCGTTGTCTTTCCTGAGATAAGGTGCCCCGTACTTCGCCACATTCTTGTGGTGTTTTTCCAATATTTGTGAGGCTACTTGGTCGCCCAACTTCATGGCGAATCCTTTGGGAGTTGTATACTTCGTGCCATAATAGGTGACGGTCGTAAGTTTTTCGATTTTGATGTTCGACCACTCGTTGAAGAAGGCCATTAGCTCACCACCAGCTTACGGGACGGTATCACCATAGGAAGGGCACCTTCAAATAGCCGCAACGCCTCCTTGGTGCCTTCAGGGCTCCGGGGGATGAAGTGCTCGTACGTACCCCAACCGTTGGGAGCATTGAACGCTTCGAACCGGGGACGGTCACCCTTCATCAAGGCAAGTCCGGTGGTGAGCGGCTCGATTAGTTCCTTAGCCTTGGTGATGCCAAGCCGCTCTGGACGCCATAGGTGCTGGTAGATGCCAGCTTCCATCGCCATCTTGTTCAAGTTGTGGGTGATGTTCTGGTCGAAGACTACATCGGTTTCGGCGGACTTGCCGGTGCCGTCGCAATCGGGGCAGTTCTTGCAACGTTCGCAGGGAACCTCACGAGGCTCACCCTGTACTAGCCCCACATCTAGGCTCATGTCGTACCTTCTTTCTTCAATACTCGTAATCCGCCGCCACATAACAACTCTTCTGATTGTTACCCCCGTCCACGCGGTTCACTCTTGAAAGGATAGCTGCCTTTAGGCCAACCTCCCCAATCAGGTACTCTTCTAATACTCAGAATTTGGTGTCGCCGATGGGAATCGAACCCACCATCATCTGATTGAAAGTCAGAGGTCCAGACCGATAGACGGCGGCGACAAACTTAAATCCGGGTGCCTTACGTTGACTCCTCGATACACGAAACTCATAACTTGGTGCCGGGGTAGGTATCGAAGCCTACAAACTCACAAAACCCGTTCGCATAAACGGGCATACTTTGTGATGCCTATGGATGCCTCCAGCGAATCTACCAATTCTTCCACCCGGCGTAGCTTGGTGCCCTCGGTAGGAATCGAACCTACGACTTCTTCCGTGTGAAGGAAGCACTCGTACCGCTGAGTTACGAGGGCGAAACTTATTCTCAAGGAGGGGCATCGAACCCCCATCTCCGCCACGAACGGGCGGTGTCCTTACCGCTTGTCACTCCGACATCAGAGGCTATTACTAGCTTGGTGCTGACGGAACCCAGTTACATGCTGCTCAGTATATCGACAGCGGAGCAACATTTACCCGTCATTGCTCTGCCATGTTAGACGACCTTGAAACTTGGTAGCCCTAGAGGGAGTCGAACCCTCATTCTCACCTTGAAAGGGTGCCTTCCTAGCCGTTAGAAGATAGGGCCATAAACTACCACCGATTACTTGGACGCGGAGACGAGGATTTAACTCGTGTCTCAACCTTTGCAGGGTCGCGCCTGATTCGCCTCGGCCACTCCGCATTAAAAACTCTTGCTTCTGCTGGCACACAGGCCGCACAAAGGTGCTTTGCCTCGTGCTTGAAACTCTGTCCCGACCCCGTCTCGAAAACTACAGTGAAGCCAATATCATCGAAGTGTGGGCACTCTGGTATACCTTCCAACTTGCAGAACTCCGATAGTTCATAAGCCATCACCATCGTGATCCTCAGGGTGGTAAGCATCCCACACTTTCAATACCGCAATCAAAACAAAAATACCAATCAAAACGAAAAAAGTTCCAACATCAACGTGCCCGGTGAAACCATACTCGGGAGTCCATGGTGCTTGCATAGTAGACCTCTACTATGCTTCTCATATTTGGTAGCCCTACGGGGTGTCGAACCCCGGTTGTCAGGTTGAGAACCTGCTTTCCTAACCGCTAGAAGATAGGGCCAAACTACAAACTAGTGACGAGTGAAGGATTCGAACCTTCGTTCCCGCCCTTCGCATAAAGCTACTAAGCGAGTTTTTAGGCCACTAAAGTAACCCGTCAAACTGGAGCCGAGGGGGCGTGGTTATCCGCCACGGGATTTCCCTTACTCGGCATAAACTCGATTAACTGCGTCCGTCTTCACTTTACTAGCCACCCGCCAAGGTCATGGTTGGGGAAGCAACTTTCGCTAGAGCTATCTTGGTGACCCCTACTCTTCCTTTCGGTACCATGGGTATGGGTCAGAGCCCATAAATCACCGCAGCCTTCACAGCGTGACAAAGCGACTTGCCACTTACGCACTAAGATACACCGTGTTCTGTAATCACACTATGCACTGTGAAACTTGGTGGATGTGACAGGAGTCGAGCTACACACCCAAAACCTCTTCTACCGCTTCATCAACGGTGGCGATGGCAATCACTTTGCCAGTTTCTGTCGTTCTCGGCCACCGTAGTTTACCTATGCATTCATCACCCTTATACACGCAGATACTGTACTTCCCGCTTCTCTCACCATCGTTCTCACATAGTGATAAAGTCGGGTCTTTCGAAATTGCAATTACTGCGTCAATAAAAGTCATTCACCCTCATCCACCAACTCAACCAAGAGTTGTATAGCTTCAATCTCGCGGTCTCCAACCTGTGAGACCTTACCTGTTACTGTGTCCGTGACCTTGAGCGGCCATTGCTTTGCCTTGATGTCGGCGATGCTGACAGTCGGACAGCTTACTAACGTGAACTCAGGTACACTATACTTCATTCAATCCACACTTCTCACAAAGGTCAGGGTCGTCTTCATCGCTGAGTGGTGCCTTACAACTCAAGCACCGCTTGTATGTGTCGGGCTCTTCCAACCCCGCGTACCACGGACTGCAAATACATTCACCCACACAAACATCGTTTTCGCAAACCGCGTTGAACTTCATCTCTTCCTAACTATTCATGCAACAGGTGGGATTCGAACCCACGGCGTCCATAACAATCCGCCAGCGATATAGGCCCTTAACCATGAGACGTGGAATGCTCTACCAACTGAGCTACCATTGCACAAACTTGGTGGACGCAGGGGACTTGGCACCCCATCGCTCGGCGTTACCACTATGGACGCCCACATTTCAATTCCTTAAGCCGAGTTCCGGACTTAACTTGGTGGAGCTATGGGGACTCGAACCCCACTGGATTCCTCATTGCGAATGAGGTGAACACCCCCGGCATTCCCTAGCCCCAAACTTTCGGGAGGAGAGGTTCTACGCATCTCACACGTTGAGAGCAAATCCCCTCTATCTCCCTGCATCTGTCAGACTGTCGTGTAGACACGGAGAGATTCGAACTCTCATTTCCCCTCGATAGGGGCGTCCTACCATTAGACGACGAGCCTCAGCCCGACAAACCCTTAACCCAAACACTTACCGAACTCTTTGCAACCCCGAGTAAAGCTGCGATTTGGGCTTTACAAATTCCTTGTTCAAACAACTCCTGCGCTTTCATTCGTTCAACCGCTTTTATATTTCTCAACCTTGCGGCGGCGGAGCCTATCGCTGATAATCCTCTTTGCTTTGCCATCTCCGATGACCCACGAGCGCCACTACGATTGAAATTGTTGCGAATCATATCCCGATAGTTAGCGTCTGTCTTCCAACGCTCCGCGCTGTTAGTCCTATTGGCCGCTCGAACCCTCCACCCTTGGTTGGGTTGCTGATTTATCCAGTCGAAGCCACCACTCCCACCTTGTCTCAGGTTGTAGCACAAAGGGTCGGCTCGATACGTTTCAATCAGTTCGTATTCTTTAGCAAATGCCTCCCCTGAGTTGTCGAAGATGAAGCACACGTTCTTTATGAACGACTGCTCACCGTGCTTACGAATCGCCGCCTTCAGAACCTTACCTGACCCAAGGTACCCGTCGTACGGGTTCTTGGTTTTGTGGACGCCGAAGTAATACTTTCCGTTCACCAAATTCTGTGTTCGATACACTGTGTAAAATATCATGAACCTATCAGCCTCTCAGGTTTCTGAGGACTTAACCTCTACTAAAGAGGTTGATAGTCACGAATGTGCGCCTTGTAGGAATCGAACCTACGGTCCCTTCCATGTCAAGGAAGTGCTCTAGCCGCTGAGCCAAAGGCGCAAAACTAGTTAGCGGCTGCAAGCGCGTCCGTCCTGCATTTAATCCCTAAACCTGAGGGAACCACACTTTAAAGTTGGCGGGGACGACGGGGCTCGAACCCGCGACCTCTACCGTGACAGGGTAGCGTTCTAACCAACTGAACTACATCCCCAACTTCAAACTGGCGGAGACGGCGAGGGTTGAACTCGTATATTCTTCCGTGACAGGGAAGCCCATTGCCATTATGGTACGTCTCCTCAAGGGTGTGTTCCGCAGCTTTTAGTTCTCACTGCAAGCCCTAAGCCCGTGCGCCTTTGTGCGGTACGACGTTAGGTGCTACCCTTTGAAACTTGGCGGGGCTGATGGGACTCTAACCCACGATAGACGGCTCGACAAGCCGCTGCATTAGACGCTATGCTACAACCCCTTGGTGGACGTGTCGTGCCGCTTACGCTGTCATTTAACGACCGGGTACCTCATCTCTCTAATTACGAGTGTGCTGTTCAACTGCACACACCCATACGATTTGAGCTACCACAACAGTGTCGTTCAGTAGAGCCATTTGGCTGGATTGTTCATACCCGAAGGGAACTCTCCGGCATCACATCCTCTACTAAAATTTGGTGGACCTAGAGGGGATTGAACCCTCGACTTCTTCCATGCCATGGAAGCACTCTCCCACTGAGTTACAGGCCCCTAAAACATCAAAACCTTTTGCCACTGTTCAGCATATTTATCCTTTCTAATACCGAGGGCTCCGTCAACAGCAGACGTAAATTCTCATTCGGCTGTGTTGGCCTTTCCAACATTGCAACAAACTCTTGCCACTGCTCAGGACTGAGGCGAATGTTGTTCTCTTCACCAGCCAGTCGGGTATGAACGCTTCTCATGTCGGCATCGAAGTTAATCTTCATCGCTCTCCTTTCAAATTGGAGGCGATGATGGGATTCGAACCCATGCATAACGGTTTTGCAGACCGCCGCGTTAACCACTTCGCCACATCGCCTATAACACCAACAAAACTTGGAGCGGATAGTCAGATTTGAACTGACGGTGACAGGGTGGAAGCCTGTTGCCTTACCGCTTGGCTATACCCGCTTTGAATCAGAGATATTTTCGTACCTCCAGTGGTCCGAATCGGTAGCTCTCATATGAGCTACATCCCCACATAAGAGAACTGTTCAATCGGAAGGTCTTTCCAAAAGACCAACTCCGCCACCAGAAATAGTACCTCCACATATCTCCTCAATTTCTCGACGCCTCTCCGCCGTGCCACACCACTTTAGTCCGCAGGACTCGGTAGGTGTCACCCCGCTTAAAACTCTGCACTAGACTTATAGCCGGAGTTCTGTCCAGAGGGTTACCCCTCCTGTACAATCATTCGTCTCGGCCAGCCGTTACCGTCTGGCTCTAGCCCCCAACCCGCCGATTCATAACGGTACGAGCAGTACCTGTCGGCCTATTTGAGGTTGCACCGCGTAGAGATTGCCCGTTTCACCCGAATTTAATCGGCTCGTCTCTGTTGCTCTAATCGTCACACTCAACATCGGACGGGTTGTTCCCATAGGGTTGGTGGAAATCAACCAGACGTATAGCTGCGTCCCCTTACGCTACGTCCCCGAACAAGTGTGCTAGGGTGTTACCCTATACGCTGCTCTGTGGTGCTCCGAACTTCCTCGAAGTGGTATTGCGCCACGTCGCGATTGTCCAGTCTAGTGCATACTTAATGAAACCGAGGCCGAAGCTGTTACTGTACTGCCGACGTGCGCTGTACTGCCACGCTACGAAGGTAAGCACGCATCTCGTCCGAGAACTCATTGAACATCTCACCCTTATCCAACCAGTGCAAAATGGTCTCCCAGTTCTCTTCCTCAGGCGTCCACTGACCCTCCAAGCCGTAGCAAGAGCAGTGACCGCCACTTACTGAGAACAGCTTCCCGTCCTTCTCGAACAGAACGAATGCCGAACCCGAATAGTCCTCGTAGCTATACACCGCTGCGTAGACCAACGCATCCTTCAATTCATCCTGACCAATATTGAACTGGTCGCATACATCCTCAACGCTGCCGAACCTATCTACAAATACTTCCATCGTTTTCTCCTTGTGGTACAAACCATCGAGAGAAACGGTGAGGTAATTGTTCGACCTCGGTTTCAAATTTGGTGGACCGTCAGAGATTTGAACTCTGCTGATATTCTGTGTGCAAGACAGATAAACACTCCTAGCATTTCCACGGCCCAATATTGTCAAACATCATGTAATCACCGGCTGGCCGGGATTAAAAATCTTGGTGGCTTTGGCTCACGCCGGGGCACCACCCGCGCCCCTCGAAGTAAACTTACCCAGTCTTGTGGACTGGAGTCTTGCTCCAGAGCTTGGAGCGGCTGGTGGGATTCGAACCCACGACCTCTTCCTTGGCAAGGAAGCGTTCTACCACTGAACTACAGCCGCATATACTTCAATACTGCAAAAACCAAAACTTGGTGCTCCAAGTGGGACTCGAACCCACGATAGTCTGCTTGTAGGGCAGATGATTTAGCCGCTAATCTACCGGAGCAATCTTTACTGCAAAAACGAAAGGCCAGCCTTTTCGGCTGGCCTCGGTTTCGATTTCAGACTGGTTAGTTAGTCTTAATCTCTCCCGAGGCCATGGTATCCTCTCCCGCGCAACCGGCTTCAGCGGCTGCGACAGCTACGACTACGCCCACGACGCCAGTGTTCGGTGCGTCCATGGTGTTAATCGAAATGTTGGTACGGATAGTCATGGTGTTTGTCCTTCTGTTACATAATACGCAGAAAGTTGAAATTTGTGCAAGCTGTTTTTCATTTATTTTCACAGCTTATGTTTCAACCCACGCACCTGTACAAGGTGAAATTCCTCGGTGTGCTGCCTGTGTTGCACCACCCAAACTCGGCTTGACGTTAGTCTGGAACCGGACCATCGAACCCGGTATCTCCGAGGAACCCATAAACTGAGAGTACCACCACCCCGTTGTGGAAATCAACCCCCATGTGCCTTACGATAACCATCGGCTATCGAATTCAACAATGAAATGGATTGGCCTTTTGTCTCCACTTTCACTTTCCGGGTTCGAGGTTCCCGCCTGCAAACGATACTTCACCCTCGAATACCCCGCCAGTTGCTTCCCAAGAAGTATCACCTCATTCATAATACACAATTCAGAGGTGCTAACACAACCAAATTTGAAAACTCCCGAGGGAGGGACGGTTCAGTCAGGTTTATCTGTGCCGTCCAATCCTTCCCGAAACCCTTGCGGGTTTGCGTACCTGACGAATTAAATCCATAGTACACCAACGAGGAAGAAACCGCAACTACCTGCCATTTTTGATGACGTTTATCCATCCCTGTGTTTGCTCACTTACAGTAGGTGTGGGTTTTACCGTCTTGCGGGTTCGAGGCTTGGAAGTCTCGAACCGCTCGGTCTCCGCAGCGTACCGCACTAGAGCTTGCCGCAGATTCATAGCAGCCTCGTAACCCTCCAGTGCAGACTCACAGCCTTGGCACCGCCCTATAATGGCACCACGGCCATGTGCAGGGTTGTAGCGTGGGTGCTTGGGACACCGCAGTGTCAGTTTGCTCTTGGATACAGTCTTCAGCCGCAGCTTGGTGGCGTCGTCAAAGCAGAACTTCAACATGTCATCTCTCCTGTTGTTTGCAGTCGCAGTCTTCTTCGCAGGGTTCCATACTCAGTTGATACGCATCAATGGACTCCCGCACATCTTGTGTTCCCCAACAAATGTAGCTATGGGCTCCATTACCCAAGTGATGCCCCTCTTTGGCGAATAGCTCATACTCACCAGCACCAAGGTCCACCAGCGTGAACCCATACTTCATCGCCAGTTCAATAATCGTCAACTCGACCGGCGGACGCTTTGTGGTCGTCTTGGGTGTTGTCGGCTCCAGTGGAAAGTCAGCACCCCAAGCGAAAATCTGCTTGTACTTGCCGGGGTAGCGGCGATAGCGGGGGTGGTTCCGCATCTTGTCGTGGTCTACCCCACGAGTGTGGGCTAATTCGTGAGCAATGACAAAAGCAAAGTCCACCTTATCCGGGTTGTGTTTGCTTACCCGAACACACATGGAGTTTGACCGAAGCGTGGCGTACCCTGAGCTACTACCAGTACTATTGCGGGTGTATACTACCCGCACATGAAGAGCCGGGGCTCCCCGTTTACACAAGTCAGGCCGCTCATCCTTTGCCACATGTGCGATGAAGGCTTTGATATGGTCTGACCGCCAATGCGTTTTGTTGTTCAGTTCGATTCGCATGTCTTTATTATACACCCACAGGTGCCTTAAACCTCTGATTATACACGTTTTAAGGTAATGTTTATCGAACTCACCAACGTAAACCCTTTATTTTCAACAAAAAATTTTATCAAATTTTCCTCTTGACACGCTATTTTCCATTTTCGGTTATTATGACTGTATGAACACTAAATCGTCCCGCGAAGAGCGGTTTGCAGCTTGGACAGAGGAAATGATGAAGGCCGAGGCAACTGTCACGGCTGTGGTCAAAACGGTTGTAGACAAATACGACCCAGAACAGCTTTTGAAGATCGGTTGTCCTTCGGACGAGTATGATTCGGTATGTTCCATCATCGCGGGTGCGATTGTGCGGGAGGGGATGCATCAAATAACAAAGCAGGAGTTGGGAAACCTTATTGCCTTTGCATGGCAATATGAGTTCGGTCCATGGACAACACCTGTTCGTTATTACTCCGTGTTTTACACGATAGCCGAGGAGATTCACCCGTTGATTCCAGAGTATGACCTAAGAATCAACTCTCAGGTTCAGACTCTTCCATCTCCAGAATAATCTCAGTTTCATCCAAGCGGAGTCTTAGATAATCCTCATTGCATTGTTTTGCAAGGACACCAACACCCTCCACCATACCAAATTCGTGTGCTGAGATAAGAACTTCTCCACCAAATCGGTGAACAAAAACTGCGAGAAGTTGAAGTAATACCTCTTCTCGCAGTTCCTGTGGATTGACAATCTCAAAGCCGGGGTCACTCATCACGTAAACCTCTTGATGCTAAAGGGTCAGAAAGTTCAAGCGATGATTTTCTTAAGGCTACCTGCCGCCTGAGCTACACGGGCTGTCTCGCTTGGTGAAGCAACGATAAGGGGAGATATTTCAACCTCAACAAGAGCAATCTGATTACGTGGAAGAAGGGTGAATTTACCCCCCTCCTTCTTCAACATACCCACTTGAGAATATTGACCCATCATCTGATTGATGGCTGCTTCAGCCGCGTCAGCAGGACATTTAATGTCCTGCTCAACCACGGAGCCATCAAGTTTGGTTATAACGAAGTGTAGATTAGTTTCCATTCAATCCTCACTGGTTAATACTGGTTTTTAGTTAAACCAGTTCGCAAAACCCACCGGCACAGGCCAACGTCTCCTGAAGCTTGGTGTTGTCTTCCTCTTCGATGAGTTCCTTGTAGTCCACATCGACATACTCACGTTGAAGGTCACACCAATACTTCCAGTTGTGAACCTCCTTCAGGCAGTAGGTCATCTGCTTCCTGTCTCCCTCGAAATAGCGGTCAGCAAACTGACGAGCCCGACGAACCCAATCAGCTTTAGCCAAGCATTCCAGATAAGCCCTGCGGTCTTCGATAGTTTCGAAGTCAACATTCTCATCTGAAGTGGTAGCGATAGAATCACAATCCAAGGTGTTGACACCAGTAACGTAGTCACAAGCCAACCACAAGTTATCGTCAAACCGGGCAAGACCATCCACGATTAACCCTGATGCCATCAAAGAGCCGTCACCATACATCTTCACAATCTCAGCCGGGGTGTGAATAGCCACAAACGGAGCTTGTGGATAGTCAAGGTCTCCTGTGTTAGATAACAATGAAATACCAGCGAAATCCTCGCGGTGTCCATAGATGTATGCTTCCACCTCATCCCACTCGTTCGGCTTCACGTTGATCGTATTCGAAACGTTATGCCTCAAAAATGATTGAGCGCAGAGTTCATGATTACGCCCTGCGGCGACCCAGTTGTTTTGCGTCAAACTGACAAGCTCCAGTAACTTAAGCGCGGTTACATCCTTCTTCGTTCTTGCCCCCTCAGGGACTTCAATACAAAAGGAAATAATCTCGTCGGTACCATTTTTACTCCAGACACTTTTCTCAACCGCACGTGGGTTCCTCTGTTGAAAGAACTGAAGTGGGGCTTCAAGCATGTTGGCCTGTACACGACGGATATAACGCTTCGAGTGGTGAGCGTGAATACCTGAAGAAGTCCCAAGGATGCAGGACGTGGTCCCGGCTGGCTTAACACATGTGCAACGGGCGGCTTGACGAATACCAATTTTGGCGGCTATCTCCTTGTTGACTGCGACCACAAGTGCTGCCATCTCCCGTTGAATCTCTGGATCAAACAAAACCTCAGGACTGTCCATCATCCCTGTGATGGAAACACCTAGAAGAGCCTCACGACGCACAATATTCTCGGTGGTCACCCCAAGATATGAGAAGTCTGTGTAACCGGCCTGTGCAGTACCTATAATGGCAGCAGCACGAGCAGCAATAGCAAAGTCTTCCTTCGTCTTGCACTTCTTACCGTTAATCTCGCAAAGGTTGCAAAATGCCCACCCCGACAGGCCAGTGGTAAGGTCAACTGGAAACATCCCAATCTCACCACACGGGTTGTACATTATCTCGGTGGAGTCCGACCAGACAAATCCCGGTTCACCAAACTGACGTACCGACTCCATCAAATCATGAAAACTCTCCGGATTAGTAACACCTCGAACGAGCACGACTGAGTTGTTCGACCGACCACGCTGGGGGTTGGTGTAGTACCAATCTCCTGTTTTGGCCTTAATCATCAAATCATCGTTGGGTGAAAACAAACAGATGGTGGCAGAGCGACGAACCCCGCCGCTGAGCACAGCATCACTGGCGTGCATCATGATGTCATAAGCATCAATCGAACGAAGACGAGTCTGACCACTTGCTACACAGCGGTCAAGCAGTTCCCGAATAGCTTCAAGAGATTTCATCAACGGTTCGGAGCCGGGAGCCTTACCTACACCTGAGGATAGTTTCGAACCCTTTGAACGAATAAGGTCGAAGTTGAATTTCACTTCAAACCCCGCCCAGTCAGGAGAATCAGGATGAGGATGGTATGTGGCTAAGAGCACACCCAGAGCATCAGCCCAACCCTCAATGGAGTCAGGAATAACAAACTCACGAATAGGACGATTTACAAGGTTGGAATGGAAGTCAGGAAGTTTAGCGATATGGTGTTGCTGAACAGAGAAACCCACACCGGCTCCACAGAGAAGCAACCAAAAACCTTCTTGAAAAAACCGAAGCCGGTCACAATAAGAAACGGTGCAGTTATACACACGGGCGTGTTTACTGAGGGCTGGTGCTCCGGCGTATTGAAGTGCTCGTTGACTCCCAAGTACACGCTTTGCCTTGGATTGTTCAAAAGCCCAAGTTAGTTCATCAGTGATTTGGGGGTAGCGGGATAGGTGCATTTCTAGCACCCGGTCGATGGCTTCATTCCATGTATCTCTACGCTTCAAGTCAGAGTTGTAACGAGCGTATTTGGAATGAAAAGTGTAAGACTGAAGAGCCTTGATAGACATAGGTATGCGATGATTTCCTTAAAGGTTGAATGTCGGATTGTTTACCGCGACGTGGTGCGTAATTAGGGTTTGGAATTGAAGGACTCCACTTACTGGCGATTTCCTCTCATTATCCGATTTCGCAGTAAGACTGGAGTTTTGTACTCTATGCTTCACGGCTTAAATGGCTACTTTTCTCAATACCACTGATGTTTCTATTTTGTATAGAAAATCGAGGGTCTTACTCGATAGCTTTACAGTTGATACCCACACAGTTGTCCACAATTCGACGCCACACTGGCTCCCCCGTATTGTTGATAGCTTGGTTGTCGGTTTTGCACAGCCACGCTTGAAAACTTTCCTTGCTGCGGTGGTTGGTAGTTATTACAATTTGACCCTCAGTTTCATCAATTGCACAAATCAACTCAAACAGCTTGTTGGCTTTGAACTCTGTCAACCGGGATTTATCAATTTCCTCAATGACAACGCAAGAAGTTCGACCGAGTTGCTTGTTTTTCCGAATACGGTTGGGTGAAAGAGTGGGGGCATCTGCATCATCAGGGTGGTTCTGATAATCCAGCAGTGATTGAATGTATGTATCCCAGTTGATGTAATGAATCCAGAATGAATCAACATAAGTGTTGAACCCATACCTATCTTCGAGATGGTCATTCCAAGTGCGCTCCAATGCACTTCTAACCAAGGCGGTAGCGTAGGTAGTCTTTCCCGTGCCGGGAGCACCATAGAAAAAGTAACCCTTGTTCTGGTTGTCCCTCAAAAAGCGAATGATCCTCACTTGACGTTCTCTACTCATTTTGGAGTTGGAAGATGGCAGCAGTGATAACACGTTGGATTGCTGATACCGGCTAGGCAGAAGCCGTTTCAGGTAGTCTCTCTTCTCCTTCATCTTGACTTCGATAGGGCAGGGTTTATTTACAGTTTGGCGTCTTCCCGTGTCTTCTCCACCTTCAATCCATGTCTGAACCACAGGTATTTTACCCGTCCCTTTACAAAGGAAACACGGTTCTATGCCGAACATGATAGCATCGTAAGTTTTAGCAGAGATAGGATTATCAGGGTGATAAGGGCTCTCTACAGTGCGCCAGTAGGGGGCAGGAGGGTTGGGCTTGAAAGTACCCTGCTCCATCTCTTCGCGGATGCGTTCCAGTTCATCCTCGGCGTCTATCTTATCCTCTCGAAAAACATCTTCAAAATCGAGACCCTCATGGGGCTTAACTTCTTCAGTCATGACTAACCTTCCACCCTTTTTAATACCGCAGCGGCCTCAACATCTGAGGTAAATATGAAAAACTCGCAATCCCAAACAACTCCGGTGGATGCATGAAAGTAAGCCCCAAAATCAGCATAAGCACACAACCCTTTTTCGAAAAGAGAAGACACTCGGGCCTGACACGCCTTGTAATCAGCAGAGCCCACCATAAAACCATCGGCCTTTGTGTTACACCAGACATTAGCCGGGATGGACGAAACCCTTGTGTGTTTTTTGCCTTTCTGGTTAACCCTCCAAACTTTAATGAGACCAGAGGCGTGCTTAACTAAGGTCACCATCGGGTCATTGGCTTTCGCCAGATAATCCACGGAGGAGAATTTAGGATTATCGGAGGTGTTCTCCGTTACAGCCCACGTCATGAACTCTTTGAGTTCAGTAGGAGTGAGGCTGTGCTCTTTAAGTAAAGGGCGGATATATTTCACCCAAGGCATTAGGTTTGTTACTCCCATTAGTTGCTTGAAGTGAACAACACAGTCGGTAGCTTCCGGGTCTTTAGGCAAGTTCGTCATCTTCTTCCTCAATACTCAAATTACCTACCCTTTCCTGCTCAGTTTCGGTGAAGTTAGAATGTGATTCTAACTGTATATGTGACTGTGTATGTGTATGTATATGTGAAGGCATGGCTGGAGCATATGCTTGGACGATGCTCGTAGCAATGCTTGGAGCATCACCTGTAGCATCCTTACCCCATCTTGCTTTAGCGGCGTTTGATGCCTTCTCCGACGCCTTCTTAGAGCGTACCTTCTCCTTATCCACTCGCTTCTGATGCCACATACCCTCCCCATCTTGTTGAAAATACTCATCAAGAATTGCACCAACCACTTTTTCGGCTCTATCATTCCACAGTTTAGCAATCCTAATCAGGGTTGAAATGTTGTTGGGTAAGCATCCTCTTTTCCAGCAGTGGAGCATAAGCAGTAGGTATGCTCCACTGCTCTCCGCATCAAGGTGCATTGTGTCGGCCAGAAAATCGCCAATGTAAAACGGCATCCAGAAGTCTGCTGACTTATGCTCAGTAGCATCCGATTCGTTGGTAGTTTTCTTGCTCATATTCCAAGCTCTTCCTCAGTGAAATTCCCGAGTGTCTCGGGGGATTTATTGTCGCCAACCTGTTTAGTAACTCCGTCCTTCATATATTCAAACGCCCCGCTATTTGGGTTGAGCATCATTTTGATTGTGGGGGCGCGACGACCCTTACGTTGCTTAATCTGTTGAATTTCAATCTGGTCCCCCATTTTCATGTCGTCATCCGACCAGACAGAAAGACACAGGTCAAGATCATGTTGGAACTCAGAGACGGTAGAGATGGCATTCAAATCGTAACGAGCCTCCCCTTCCTCAGCCTTCTGAGCCTTCTTGTTGCCTTCACGGTTGACTTGAATAGGGGTAAGTACAACGAGCCCTTTGTTGCTATCAAACGAACGGGTAAGTCCTTGTACATCATGCACAAGCTTCTTTTGTGCTTGTTCACGGAATCGAGCATCACCCGGAGTATCCAAACGACCTATATAGTCAATGATGAGGATGTCATACTGGTTAGCTTTGTGGTTTTGATTGAGATGGTCAACAATACTATCCCAGTCGCGGAACTGCTGACAATCGAGGAGTCCCGGTAAATTCTTCCGAGTCTCAATGTCTTTCAATATCCGACTCAGGTTGGCTAAGTCTTGCGGTGTAATTTTGCTTTTTTCTCCATCCCAGTCATTTAGGGGTGGTAACTCAAAGTCATAATCAGGATGCGATTGGTGAAGGAACGCCATGAACTCCCAAATTTCTTGGGGGTTATGCTCTGTCGAGCAGTAAAGAATGTGCGCTCCCTGCTTGAGCCAGTTGTAGCAGATGAAGTTTGTCAGTGTGGTTTTACCATCACCTGACATACCCAATGCGGCAAGGAACCTCAAATTCTGCTTGCCTACCTTAACGCACTCATCTATATGTGGGAGGCCAATAGGGAATCGGTCACCTTTATTTTCCTTCAGCCGGTCAACCACTCCCTCGCGAATAGTTTGTGTCTTCTCATGGAGAATACCTGCGGGTGCGGGTATCTCAGGGGTGAAGTCTTGGGCAAGCTGTCCACGCAGCCATGAGATGGCAGCATCTGGTCCTGACTCTTTTAACTTGTCAGGGGTCTCATTACCATTGGCAATCCCACCAGCCACTTTACATTGATTTGCAATCCATCTTTTTCGGGCGGTTGCAAGTAAGGTATCAAACAATAGGTTATTATCCAGAGTAAGGTCTTCACTCTCTGACGTATATTCGGCCAACTGGGTTATGTTATCGTTGAGCCCCTCAATTTGTTTGAACTCTTTTATCTGGTCTGTGTTGTGGGTTACGTAATAGAGTAGAGCGCCTACACTTCCCGGAGAACGTTGCCGCTTCTGATAGTGTAGTATAACTGCTCGAAATGTAGGAAGGTTTACAGTCTCATCCCTATCACCATCTACCCAACGTCGGGCTATCCATAGAAAGGCCGACTTATTTTGCAGGTAAAAGGAGTATAGGTCTTTGGTGCAGAGACGATACACCATCTCAGTGAGGTAGGCTGGCATTGTTAATCCCCATTCATAGTCTCTCTTCCCCATCTTCATTGAAAAGAGAGGTAGGCAGTGATGGGGTAGCTGCCTACCATAGTGTTACGTCGGGGTGTACGTGCCCGAATAACCCTTAATACTCGGTTCGTGCGGTGACAGCGATTTTAGAGAAAGCGGCTTTTCGTTCATTCGATGTATGGAACAGTTAGAACAGGTTGAAGTTAAGCTTCTAAACTATACCTTTCAGTTCAAAAAAATGAGATGGCGTGAGCACGCCGCCATTAAGTTTGAGAAGGGTAAAGACCCCCAGCGAATTCTGTTGGCTCACGCTTTGTTGACGGTCTCCGGGATTAAGCCTAGTTTTGAAGAAGCTATGCGTGTGATGGCAGCAATCCCGGCTCCTTACGTGGACCGAGTGTTCAAGGTTTGGCGGAGCTCTTTCCCTCCGGCCCGGAAGTTTACTACATCCATGTTGTATTGTGCCCCGGAGCCTGTTCAATATAGTAAACAGGTTGAATTGGATGAGGGTGAAGAGGATGTGGTTCATGATAGGTCGATGCAAGAGATGGAGTCTAAGTTTGGGTCTCAGGAGTTAGCTGAGACCCGTGAGTTAGAACAGAGAATCCTACTCGCCGCCCAACGTAAAGAGGGTGGTTACCGTGGGGCAGTTAGAGCCACCGAGGATAAGAATGGTAAGTAAAAACCAACTCAGGAATGCAGCTAAGCAAAACCCCAACATCCCATCGGGTGTAGACCTGATGCGGAAAATCAATGAGGGGGTGTCTCAGAAGACTCCTAGTGAATACATCCAGACCGTCCGCACCTCTATTGTTGATAACTGTGATGAGCTTCTTGAGGTAGGAGCCCGTATCCGGCCTATGTTGGTTGAAGGTAAGCAGATTGGGTGGGTAAGAGGTATTCATCATACAGAACGTCGTAGGTTGTCCCGATGGTTGTTCGATTCAAACGAGTATCTCGTGACAGTTCTTACTCTGGCTACAACTCTTACTCGACCAGAGATAGAGGATTTAAGCCCATTGGAGTTCCGCAATCTGATTATGTTAGTTCAGAAAATGTCTGATTACGACATTTCTCTTTTCCCCTATATATCAGCGTTCACCAGTACATTTGTCTCCGAGAACCTGTGGCATGGTCAAGGAACACGTCTTACATCGTTTGAGAATCGAGTTATTGACCTCCCTGATGGGAACACTATGAAGATTCTAGTGCCTTCGGATCACGCTCGACTGTGGGCTTCTTTGTGTGTCTACCGGGAGCAAGCAAAGGTGCGATTGGATGCAAGCTGGAACGCCGTCTTGCAGGTTCGTCCTATGGCAGGAAAGAGTGTAGACCCCTTGGCGGCAGAGTTGAAAAAGACATCCCGGCAGCTTGCCGCGAATAGTATGGAACCATGGGAGAGCCTTGTCAAATCCCACGAGGCTACTGACCTCGATGATGGCTGGGCTCACGCGGAAAACTTGGAGACCCGTGAAGGTATGCTCAAGGAACTCCATGGTATGTTGGCGAACGACCGTCATGAGCAGCTTATGGCGAAGTTCGAGAAGCAGCAAATTGACGCAGCCGAGGAGCGTAGGAAGGCGATTGAAGCCATGTCTCGTCGTCGCGGTGGTCCGGGTATCAATGAAGAGACCATCCGGGTGGAGACAGATGCTGATGTACGTCAAAGGGAGAAAGACCTTAAAAAAGGTAGAATGGCTCCGGCTCCAATTGACCGCAGTAAGACGGAGACCACACCCAATCCGGTGGAGAGAATAAAGCGGTATCAGTGATTTTTATTTTAAGGACTTGAGGAACCTCAAGGTAGAGGAGTGATTTATGAAAATCAACACCACACGTTCGGTATCAAATGGCTTCGAGTTAGACCGGGACGACTCGATTCCCGGCCTACTCAAAGAACTTGATGCCTTCATTCATAATCCCGACGAGCATGAGCGGGTTATGGCCGCATTTGACCAACAACACTGCAAAAAGTACAGCGAGACTACAACCGCGACGGCCAAGGTCGAGGCCATTTGAGGTAATCATGACCATAACGTTCAATCATATAACCCCTCACGTCTCTATCCATCGTGTCATATTGATGGGTACAAACTTCAAGATTTGCTTGGTTGAATTGCTCTTGAATGCTTAATCGTTTTGGCTTGGGTTCCTTCGGTGGGTCAAATAAACGATGGCGGATATACCGTTGCAGGATGCCGACGATGAGGAAGGCGAAGAGCAGGGAGACATCCCCTTCCTTAGACATGTTCTTTATGATGAAATCGCCTTCGGCTGCGGCAATCACAATGGATATAATCCCACCGAAAACGGTGTACAAGGGAGCATAAAAGAAGGTGAAAATCGCGAGGACCGTAAAAGTCGGAACGAGGATTGAGGCCAGTGACAAGGGCTCCCCATTGCACAACTGGATTATTGGGTAGATAAGACCGAGGGTGACAACGAGGACAAGAAAAAGGACACCCTTAACACCATCAATAACAAATTGAACAGGGGTCAACACCGTGTTCATGGTTTCGTAGTACGCATTTTGTGGGTTTTGGTTTTCCATGGACTCCTCCACTCACAGTATACCAACAACACATAAGTTTTAGCTAGTTTTTAGGAACTATTTCATCTAATAGGAGCTTTTATGGAAGACAACGTTTATGTATTACCCTCTGAGAAGATTGAGACCGCTGTTCCAACAGCCACTCCAACAGCCACTATACCAGTTAACAAACCCACTTCTATCGAAGATATTATCGCCGGTCTAAGGGGGTTTGGGGTTGAGGAAAATGAAGAGATTTTGACTTTTACCAGTCGGACAGGTAGAAACGTTAGGCTTCGCATCACTAATATGCCTACCGATGAAGAACTTAACGCTCTCGTATCCGCTGAAGAATTTAAGGGATACGCATGGGTTCAACGCATTCGAGTGGAAATACTCTCTCGTTCCATATCTTGGATTGATGGGGTAGATATTCGAAGCCTTCGGGAGCAAAAGGCGGCTATTACCGACGTAGATGGTGTTAAGCGTGATGTTCAAATAGTTCTCCGCAATGTCATCTTAGGTTGGGGGCAAGAACTGGTGCAGACTCTTTGGAAGATTGCCATGGTTCACTCTGACAAGATCGAAAAACGGTATCAGGCGGAATTCCCGGACTCTACCATTATGACTGAAGTTGAACGTCGATTTATGGAGACAGTGATGCGGGAGATTGAAGATACCAGCAAGGAAATAATTGAAGATTCAGTAAAACAAATGTTTGAAAAGGAAGAGTAACTAATGCCCGAAGACCTACCTGCTGACGATACAACAAGCACAGGAAGTGCTGCCCCCGGCGAAGCTGCGAATATTGGACAAGCCACAGCTTCTGTGGATGTTTCTGTTGCTGCCCTTCGGATGGCACAATCAGTGGATAAACTGGTTAATAGACTGGAGGAATTCTTTGAGTTTCAAAAAAAGGCATTTGAAGCAACAGCAACTAGTGCCGAAGATTTGGTGAACCATACAGGGAGTGTGAGGGATAACCTCAAGTCTATCATTGCAGCTTCGAAGAAGCTAAGTCAGAATATAAGCTTTGGACAGGCTACAAAAGAGGTTCAAAAGATGCGAAGCGAAGTTGAGCATCTTTTGAAGACCACTAAAGAAAATACGACAGAACACCGTAATCTTAGGCGTGTTCAAACTGATTTGATAGAAGGGGAAAGGCTACTTGAGAAGCATAAAGGGGAGTCAAATAAGTCATTAAAATCCGATGTGGAACTCGCTAAGCAACTTAAAACCATTATGCACTCGGTAGAAGATAGCACCGTTAAAATAACCAGCGCCTATAACACTGTAAAAACAGGAAAACTCAACCAAGCATTCATGAATATACATGATGTCATGGGTCGCGGTGGCGCTCGTGTTCATAATTTAAGGCGGACGGCACAACGAGCGCATGATGTGAAATTAGATCGAGAGGATAAGACTGCGGAGAAGAAAGCGCAGTGGGAGGATAACAAGAAAAACCTCATTAAAAAAATAAAGGAGAGACCTGACGCAGATGTCTTCTTCGATTGGGAGGGTAATTTTGATATGAAGAGGGCATTTAACCATCCAGAGACTAAAAAACTGATGATGGACACTATGCTTAGCGGCGGCAGTGAGGGGAAAGGACCAAGTAATTGGATTGATCGTAAAATTGCAGCACATGCAATGGGAGGTTTTGGGTTTACAAACCAAATGGCCGGTAAGTTAATGGAAGAGACCGGAGGTTCGGGTGCAGTGGGGGGTGTACTTGGGGGTGTACTTGGGGGTGCTGAAAGTTTGGGCGCTGGAGCTTTGACCAAACTAGCTGGTCCTATTGGTCTTGGCATTGCTGGTACGCTTGCTGTTAAGGACACCTTTGATGCGGTAGCTAAGCAGAGCCAAGAGATGGAGAAAAGTCTCGGTAAAGGGGGTATATTCACAGGTGAGCATGGTGGTCTTGAGGGGATGATGAATGCCAAAGACAACCTCAGGGCTTTTGGGTTAAACAGGTTTGGTGTCACTACAGAACGCAATATAGCCGTTGCTCAAGCTATGCAAGAGTCAGGAGTTAACATTTCCGGGCTTGCTAACAAAGGCACAGGTATGAGAGATAGCGGGGTGGGGGACATCGCAGAAATTGCTATGAAACAGGCTCGTGAACTGGGTTTGAGTGATGTTGAAGGAACGAAGCAGACTCTTAAAATGATGCAGAACTATAAGCTTACTTTGGATGGTACACAAACTTTTTTCAGGACTGTTGGAAAGGACATCACTGCTGCGGGGCTTTCAACAGGGAAATATCTGGAGTTACTTGATGATGTTACCGGGCAGTTCGATAGTATGGGTAAGTCTATTGAAACTGTAACAACTCTTTTACGTGCTATGGGCAACAGCGGGACTGAGGACGCCGATCAGTTGAAAGAGAACCTCACTTCGCTTATGGGTAAACCTCAGACTGATGAGCAGAGTCTATTTGGAATGTTCTCAATGTCGAACCCGGCTTTTCAGAGGTATGCTAAGAGTCAGCAAGACAACGCTGCCACACAAATTAAAAAGTATAAAGACACCATCGACCAAGCGTTGACTCACATGAATGCCCCACAAGGTGCTTCTGAAGAGATTTGGAAGGGGTTGGATTTAACAAAGACCAAAGATTTAGACACCGCTAAGTCTAGGTTTGATGAAATTAAAGAGAAAGTAGGGGGGGTATCTAATCCATTCACAACTGCTGTAGGCCCCAATCTTCTAAATGCAAAAAATGCAATGGCGACTGCTGAGGCGTCGAAGATGGGAAGGTTAAACGCCGCCACTATAGGGGGGGTCACAGATGATAATGCTCTTTCAAGAATGAACTCAACAATGAATGATTTGAACAATGTACTTGACACCGCAGGGACATCCACTGAAGAGCTTGTTACAAATTCTACAAAAGCATTAAACACAAATCCACTTCTACAAAAACAAGTGTCAGAGCCTTTAGGTTTAGACCCGCATAAGATGTTGCGGATAAGTGCGGCTGTGGGAGACATATCTGACTCTATCGTTAATGAGTTTTATAATGGGCTTTCGGCTTCCTCCACAGCGGGAATGGGTAAGGAGGCTATTGATGCCGAGTATGGAAAACAACTTACAGCCCTTGGTATACAATACAAGCCCGGTGAAGCCCAAAAGACGTATCAATCTATGGACAAAAATGTTTTGAAAGAGAAAAACCATGTGGCCTTGATGCAACGAGGGGCACTTACTGGAGCCGTCAGTGATTCAGTAATCACTAAAAGTCTTGACGATCATCATAAAGATTCAATAGAGACTGTGTTGAAGAACAACGCAGATTTGGCTATGGGGACAAGGACAACCAACGGGTACCTAGAGGGTATAGAAGATGCTTTAATCAATAAAGCAGGATGGCTACAAAAAATGTTCGACATCATGGATAGTCACTGGGGGTTAAAAGCGGATGTTAAAGGGACCGCTGCTGCAAAAGAGGCTGCGACCAGCAACCAAGCGATGTCGGATTCTGAGTTGTTAAATCAAATTGTCAATTCAATTAAGCCGGATGGATCAGGCACTAATTGGGATTGGGTTGATCCCGCAGCTAAGGGGGCGGCTAAAGGTAAATCGGCTTCATTTATTCAGCAACGTCTACAAGAACTTGAGCCTCTTGCAGCAGCCGGAAATTTAGGGGATCGAAAAAAAGAATACGACGAGTTCTTCGCCGCAAGAGCGGAAATGATGAACGACTTCAAATTACAGATGACTGGTCGGGGGGCTTTTGCCGGACTTTCGGCGGAACAAAGGGCTCAAGGAAACGCAGGGATCGGTTATGACAAAACCACAGGTAAGGTTATCTCTTTGGTAGGCCCTCCTGATGTGAAGCAAGCAGGAGACACTCCAGCAGCGACTAAAGTGAAATCACAAACCCCAACAGTTGGTAATGTCAACAGTGGCAACTCTACTACGACGACAAACAATACGCTTGTTGGTGGACAACAAGTTCAAGCGGCAACTCCCGGTGCAGGAAAAGCCAAAGAACAGAAAACTCAAACACCAGCACCGGCAGGGGCTCCTGTTCAGACTCCGCCACCTCATCTTTCTGGTAATTCAGGGGTCTCCGTTGGAGGTTGGTAATCTATGCCTAACTCATCAACAGTAACCAACTCGCAACAAACCGTGGTCTCCGCTGCGAATAACTGGAACGCGGCGAACCCCACCCGACCTCAAATCGACCCTAACATTTTGTTGGGGATCATGATGCAAGAGTCTGGAGGGAATCCAAATGCCATCAACTACAACTCTAATGGGAGTGTTGATTATGGTTTGATGCAGTTGAATACTGGCTCATTTCCTAACGCGGCGTCTTTAAGCCCCGGTGATAATGTCACCACAGGGACAGCTTATTTTGGGCAGTTGATGAATACCTTCAATGGAAATACCTATCAAGCCATCGCTGCATATAACTCAGGGGCGGGTAGCGTCATGAAGAACGGCATCACCAACCCTAAATATGTAGATGGAGTTCTTCAAAAGGCTGGAGGGGATTACAGCGGAGGCACTATTTATGATGGAACAAACTCCGGTGGCAACCCTTCGTGGGCCACACAACCAGTTACTGGTATGGCCGCTCAACCATTGAACAACAATACGCAGAATGTTGACCTAAATGCCTTGGTGCCACAGATCGTAATCCAAGAAGGGCTGGACAACACACCGTGGTACGACGACTATGGTCTGATAACGGGAAATCCAAGGCTTCGCGCTGAAGTACAACCCGTAAGTTTTCAAGTCATACTGCATGACAACAAAAGCTTTCTACTCTCATCCAAAGGGGAAACAGGAAACCCAATTCAGATTCAGTTGAACGCTTCCATGAAGAGTGTTAACTGGTCAATGAAACATATTTACCATCACCAACGCACTCGTACGGCTCACCATATTACGATGTGGGGTATGCAAGCTGACCTCATTGAGGGGCAATGCACGACTGGAGTCTTTATGAACCAGTTTGGTTTAACCGACTACTACAGCACCCGCACTATCAATGATGGTTTGAAGAAGTTGATTACCAGTGGTCAAGCGTTCGATGATGTCATGAATAATGCAGCCAAAGGAAACCCCTTCTTCACTCAGACGGATGCTTTTCGTGTAGCGGCACAGGATGCCTTCATGGAGTTTTTAGCTCTTTTCAAAATGAATGGGTCGGTTTGGTTTTGGAATAATGTGTACACAGATGACTTAGGCAACTCACGCGATTGGACAGGAATACAGGCTTGGTCGCCCACGCTTGGTATGAGTTCCGCCCAAAAAAATGGAAGGAACAATGACGTACTCACTCGCGGCGGTGTGCTCATGTCCTATCGCAACTTTGTGTATCAAGGTTACTTTAAGACCCTTCAGTGGACGATAGACGCACGCAATCCTTTCAAATGGGACTTCTCATTTACATTTCAGGTGGAGAAAACGGTAGGTCAGCAATTCATTCCTGACAGGTAAATTATGACAACATCTAACACAACCACGCCTATCGGACCTTTTTCGGAGAATAGCCCCTCTCCGACGATTACCCCCACTACGCCTGCCTCTCAAACGCCGGTAAATGCTACATCCACCAATCCGAATAGTCGTGGGGTCAATGACCTTAGTGACATCCGTCCAACGCCAAATCTTTCACCGCTACCAACTCGTGCGGAAAAGCGGTTAATCCCTACAATGGTGGATGCAACACAGATTCAACAGAATTTTTTCACCTCATCGGGAGGGCAACTTGCACAAGCTCTCGGATTGCACCCACAGAATACAGTTCATGACACCGACTTTTACACCTACGCAAAGTCGGAAGCTCGACGGTTACAAAATGGTGTGGATTACATTAAGATTCGTATCCCTCATCGTGGTGTTCTTTCTAGTTCTCAGCTACCAGACACTAGTCAAGCAGCGGAGTTTAGGTTCTTAACTAACCCCTCCACGCTGACGGTCAATCGTCAAACTGTGGACTCTCAGTCCATGACTCGTGGCGGCTGGCAGTTTGGTGTGTGGGGTGAGGATACTTTCTTGGTTTCGATGCAAGGCACATCGGCGGGTTCATATTTCTCTCTCGGTACGACTGACGAGTTCTCTTATTATGCTGTGTCATATCGTAATCTTATGCAGCTTCAAGAGGTTTTTGAGAATAATGGGTATTGGTTTGAGGGGGAGGAATACAACGAGGGGCCTTTGGCAGCGGACTATCTCCGTCGTCGCATTCGTATGCACCAAGATGTTGAGTTGTGGTGTGGGAATTTTATATGGTCGGGGATGTTTGATAGCTTTACCATCTCACAAGACGCTACTCAACCTTTCATGTTGACTTTTTCATTGAGTTTTTTCGTTTGGAAAGAAAGGTACCGCACTACATCCCCTTATCAAAACAGCATTGCGAACAACATAGAGCGTGGGCATAGCTATAGTGCAATAGAGGGTCAAACCGATACAACCCAAACCAACAATGCCTTGGCTCAATTCTCTTCTCCATCAACAGCGACTCAGGCACAGCTTTCGAGCGGCCAGTCTGCTGGTGTTGGTCTTACGCTTGGAAGCGATGGACGCTACTATCCTCCTTCAAGCATCGTAAACGGGAACATGGTCGGGCCACCAGCCACCAATCAACCCTATGGGGGTTCTCCAGCCATCGCTGCTTCTATCTCTGAAGACTTATCCCCAAACGTCCCAACTACTGTGACAGACATCATGGGTGTCGGACCAATGAATGATTTGATGTTTCCTCAGAAGAGCCCACTGTTTTAATAGGAAGAATCTATGGCTAATCAACAGACGACAACTTCAAACTCTCCTTCCACTCAAGGGATGATTCGCAACATCAATCAGACCGTTCAAGAGCGGGAAATAATTAAGACCTGCCCCGACCTTATTGTGTATTTGGATGGGAAGACATATCTGCTTAATCCATATATTACGAACACCACCGCGAACCAGCCATACACGTTCGTCAGCTTCAATGATTATGTACAGAATTTTTCTTCTTCTTACGACGTGGATAATCTAGTCCCTTCAGCGAATTTTACCTTGCAGGTACCAAACTTTTCGAAATACCTTTTTCAATCACCGGGGGGTAACAACCTCATCGACACCATGATGGAGGTTCAGGTGTTTGCTAAGGGCTACTTCCTGTCAGGTGATGGTGGGAATACCATTTACTACAGGGTATTCAAGGGAGTCACTTCCCATGTGTCACACACTGACAATGGTATGTTCTTGGAAATTTCAATTCAATGCTTGGGGGTTCTGCACCTACTGGAACACATGTATGTTGACCTCAATCCTTCTTTGATGTCTAACTCGGAACGTCCAGTCACACCGATGACAAGCAACCAATCTCACATGAACCCATATGAGATGCTTGCCGCAGAATTCCAGCAAGATATTTCATTCGAAGGGTTTGAATTGAACTCTATCCAGCAGGGTATTACGACCGGGGGGAGTGATTGGAAGGACGCAGTTCAAGCAGGATTCTGCAACAAGTGGCAACCTATTTTGGTTAACATTCGAAAGGAAGTTCACATCACTGGGTACAGCATGGGGTCTGTTTTGCCAGCGGCTACAACTACAATCACTAACACACCATCCGACGCGCAGGGATCAAACGATCCTCGGATGCAAGCTGCAAGGATACTCCAAAATTCAATTCTGGCTCAAAATGCGCCTAACCCGGATTACTATGTGGACGTGATTAGAAGGTACCACCCCGACATGTCCATTGGCTCCATTCAACTAGTCAATGGTCGTATTGTGTCCAGATTGGAAAGGATACGAACCATTGTGCAGTTGATTGGGTTTGAGGGATTTCAAGACCTCGATGGCACCATTATTTTCAAACCACCGCTATACAACTTGGACGTGACAAATATTGGTACATCCACCACACCCACCACTAGTGGTAGCAGCACCACACCAACATCAGCTAACCTGACGGATGCGAACAACCCATTCATCATTCATTTGAGTGAGATTGAGTCGGAATCAGAGGCTGAGGATCAGCAAGCCATCAAGGCCACTCGTATGACAGTTCAACCATCGGTTCAATCCAGTCAGAAATTCATATCTGATTCGACAACGGCTGTTTGGCGTCCTACATCCACTCATATCGACATCCCTAAGATGGCTAAGTTTGGCCTTCGCGAGGAGCCAGCACGTACCGTTGGTTGGTTGAGTCTAAATGATAAAGTTGCTGCGTACGCTTACGCTGTAAGTGAATTGAATCGTGCTAATCGTGGATGGAGAACTTACAATTTAACAATCCCTCTCCGCCCGGAATTGAAACTTGGTTTTCCAGTGTACCTGCCTCATAAAGATATGTATGGATACATCAAGACCATCAGCATTTCTTACTCCTATGGGGGCGCGGCCACGATGACCCTAATGCTGGACACCCTACGTAAGCGCCCAGTGTTTCCTTCAGTGAAGACGAATGTTACCAATCAACAGAACACAATATACACCAACCCACCTGTGGTTTATACCACCCAGCCAAACCTTGTTATGGAATGGACAGAAGCACCGAACAGCACCAGCACATCAACAGCGTCCACTGATCCTTTCACACCTTCCATGCCCACACTTCCATCGTCTAGTCCTGCGGTGACTGCCGATGGGCTTCCTTCAGCTAATTATGCTGTCAATCTTTTGAATGTTCCAGTCACTCAGCTACAACCTCAAGCTAAACCCATCTATGCGGAGGATATGGAGGTTGTCTCGGCACGTAGGTCACAGTATGGCACCTCATGGGCGACTCGGGCGGACACTAGAACCAAGAGCTTTCGTGTACAGAATGATGTCTCTACCGCAGCGGATACTACCCTTGGAAAAAATGGAAATGGTCAGGCAGTCCAAACAGGGAACCCCTTCTTCTCTTCGGCCAACTGGCATGATCCACCCCCCTCTAACTCCGCCCCTTCAACAACCGGGTCATCCCCAAACACTACGAGCGGCAGCACGTCGGGCACTACACCGTCATCGACCAACACCAATACCAGCAATGGTGGGGTGAACATGACATATTTACAGAAAATAATTTCTTGTCAGCCTTATACGGATGAGGGTGGATACGAACTTATCACCCCCTTTCCATGGGGGCGTTGGAAGAGCCTTAAAGAGGCTTTGTATGAGACGCATTACGGGTTACTGACAACCAATGCAACCTCACAGGAAACTCAGCAGATAACTGGAACCAACGTGTTTCTATTTGCTGGTGTCAGCACCCCAAGCACTGACAGTTCATCGAGTTTGCAGAACCAATTAACTGCTCTCAACAACATATCGAATCAGGTGTCATCGTCGGTTTCTTTTGAAATCATCACCCCTAAACCGGGTCAGCAGCAACCCAATATTCTGTCGAATCAACAACCCGATAGTTTCCTTTTCTCAACGGTGGCTCAGAACACTGAGAATGCTACCAACACGTTTCTTATTGGGAACATCCCACCTCAGCCGGGGAGTTCTCTTGCATTGGCTACAAATATTGCGGATAGTGATTCCACTAACACAGCAGATGGTAGTTCGACACCATCAGGGGTTGGTTCCACACCACAATCGACAAGAACCATACAGAACAACCCTAATGTAGTCGGCACAACAGCAACCAAGCCTACAACTCAAAATCAGGCGTTTATCAGTAAACTAATCAATTCGAACACAGCAACACAGTAATAGGTATATATGGCGCAACTGGTTAACAACAACTCCGAGTATTACCGCGACCCGTTACACTCTCCGAGTGCTCCGAACAACGCAGAAGAGGCATATCAAGCCTTTGCTGCCACTGTTCTGAGCGTGGACTGGGAGCGCGAAGTTGTTAGTCTAGTGGATTTAAGAACCAACTCGGTTCTAGTGGACGTAAACATCCTTCCTTGTGTTGCAAACTCGGGAGAGTCCACGGATGTAACCATGCCAGAAGAGGGCTCAACATACCTTTGCCTCCCAGTTCAGTACACCAAGGGATACATGCGGGTTGCACTCGTCACTCCAATCCTTACAGACACTGTACGCGCTAAGGATGCCATTGGTTATCGACTGCTGGATAAAACCCCGGTGTACAACGTCCGTAAGAGGGGAAACTATCGGAAGGCATACCCCGGTCAGCAATCCGTATCTATGTCCTCAGGTTACACCGAAAAGAAGGACGGTGGTTGGGACAAGTCTTCACAGGATTTGAGCCGAGACTGGCTCAACATTCATCGTCGTCAATGGACGCAGATGACAGGACGACGAGTGACATACACAGACTCAGGGTTGACCTTTCAAGGCTCTGTGAGCCGCCCTGACGCGGCGACAGTAACCCCGGTCACCCTCCCGGATGGTTCCAAGGAATCTGTCGTGTATCTCCAGCCCGGAGCCCAACCCAGCGACCGTGCGCTGAGTGGGAAGCAGGATGTAATACCCTTCACGGAAAACATGACCCGTGTGCAGGAATACGCTTTGGATTACCCTCTACCTTCAGAGATACTCCAAACTGATTTACTGGATTTTGTTTTAGGCACGACGGCTGATCCATGGGCACGCACCTCCATTAAAACCACGGGTGGGATTTCTTTTGATAGTGAATCCTACCTCGTCAGCCAAAGTTACGATCATCCGGTTTCCGGCACCCCCCTTGGGCCAACCCTTAATGAAGGAATCACCCCTCAACGTCGTGGGTTCATTGTTGAAAGCGCAACAGGCACCTTGGTGGGTTACAACCGCTTCGACAAAAGCACGTATGGTAATGTGCTCAAGCCGGTTCTCACCCCCTACACCCAACTTGGACGTTTCGGTGCCGACGTTGAGTCAGGATATCTAACAGTTAATGCATCGACTGACCACGTGGAAGCTCGTCTCGCGGCTGCGGCTTTCGCTTTGAGATTCCCTTACGAACAGAATACCACCCGGTTCGATGTTACCAAGGAGGGCTTCACCTCCTTTGAAATCGGGGCTACGCTGCCCAAGGAGAACATCCCACTGGCTGGAGGATATGAGCACCCACATGGGGCTGGCCGGTCGCTGGAAGGGCATCTTGTGGGCTCCCTGAAGCTGATTGTAGGTAAGAATCGAGATGAAGAAGACGCCATCGACCTTCAAGCTCTCGGTCAGACCATACTTCGCCTTGGAGCCGACGACACCTCGCTACCTAACCGGGGTCGAACTGTGATGACTCAGACCCGCAGCAAAGGGGATGCGGTACAGAATAGGACACTTAATTATTGGTCGGCCCCTAAGTGTGGAATTGGAGATGCCGGAGTTTTGACCAACAAGACAGGCATGGAGAACATTTCATTGCGTATGGGGTTGGACGGGGGACTCGTTGCTCGTGTGGGAGCCCGTGATCCTTCTGTGCTTCGTAAGCATTTGATAAATGGCTATCAGGACGGTCCGGGCAAGACCGCCTATCCGGCAACTAGTTCAAGCCGCATCGACTCACATTCACCCGGTCGTCCGGTATACGCCTCAGGAGATGCCACGTATCGGTTTAATGACCTTACACAGGTAGGCACTCCACAGATGCCAGAGATTGCAGGGTACTATGCGTGGAGTGGTAAACCTGTAACGAAGGCCGATGCAACTGGGCTTTCTGTGGACTTGCACGCGGTGCGAGATATTCTTTTGCGTGTCGGAGCCAACGCCGATGGTCAATCTCTATTGCTTGACTTTCTCGGAGGTATAGTAGCGGCTCTTGGAGCAGACACCTACGGTCGTTCCATTACAGCGGCTCTGGCCGGTGGTGCCGAGATAACCATTCAGCCCAACAAGCAGGGTAAGGCACTCCGTTTGGAAATTAACGGCGACATCGACATCACACATAAGGGGAACTTGCAGTATTTATGCACAGGGGATTTTATCACTGAATGCACCACGTTGCGTCATATCACAAAGACTGATGAGGTCAGGTCGGCTCAAAAGATTATTCACTCAGCCTTGACGCGGTGTACGATTGAGGCCCCAGACATCGTTCACAATCAAGGACTCTATCAGTCAGACGAGGATAGCTAATGAATGTCTATTACGCAGTTGAATTCGATAGGGATATGGTATGCTTCATCGCGATGAGTCTTGATTACTCCGTGGTTATGGTTAAAACAGAGGAGTATATGAGTGGGAGTTGTTACGAATGGAGTTTGAATGAAAATACGAATCCATGTAGGGATTGATTCTGTGCGGGAGCTAATGAATGTCTAGTACAGGATTGCCACCGGGTTTGCAAGCTGCTGAACTCTGGCCGATTAAGGCCAAGGGCGCGGTGCAGCGTCTAAACCCTCTTGGTGATCCGGCTGTCGAGCAGTTCTACCACCAAGCGATGGAGCAGGGACGTTTTGCTGAGAGAAGCATTGCTGACGCTCAGCACTGGCTTGCTCAAAAACAAAAAGACTTGATGCAAAAGATTCTCATTCACACCCGTGTGAACTCTCTCGCGGTGAATGGGCAATTGTCGAACCCGGCTAGGGCTATTAAATACGTCGCCGACTCGGGCACAATCATCCGGGACATCAATCAGTTTCAGAATGAAATCACTGGTCTTATAATGGCGGTCACTCAGAACATCGCCATCCTTAAGGGTATTGAGTCCAGCATGTTGTCTTTGGTAACCCAAAACCTAAACTCACTCGCTAATATTCTTCAGCAGATATGCAATTGGCATCTACCCACATTGGCCTCTCTACCTAATTTGCTCAAGGACACTATCTGGCATTGGAACGGGGTGATCTTCGCGCCTCTATCTTCTTTTGAAACCCTTCTTAATACGATAGAGAGTTTGGGTAAGCTCAGCAACCTGACTTCCATTCCCTCACTGCTGTCCAATTTTAATTTCAGCCATTGCATCTTGTTAAGCCCAACACTCCCAAGTACAGGCACGGGCGCGACCACCGGACTCACGAATCAACCCCCTCCTGCGAGTGTCACAACTTACAGTGGATTGAACCTTGGCACCACACTGATTGTGCCTCCACTAAGCGGCACAATTTCCACGGGGAATGAAACAGTGGCTCAGATGCAAGCACTGACTTCTGTCCCAGTGTATTTATCCCCAGTTGCATCGGCACCCGTGCCACCGGCTACATTTCCGAACCCATTCAATGTGAACAGTTCCATGCTTGGTTCGGTGCCTGACCCGACAACGATCATCTCTAATTATCAGATGCCGCCGACAACGTATCAGGACAATATTGTTTGTGTAGTTCCACAAACTCGATCCGTTTCAACTCCCAACGATTTGCAAAAGGCGTTGGCTGAGTATATCAATTTGGGTACGATTGTTAAATCCAACTTCGACCCTAACATGACAGCAGAGTGGTTGTTTTATTTGAATCTCAATCGTGTAGGGCGTGCTGGAACATGGTTGTCAAGCTTCCAGTCGGCTTACACAACGTTTGTGATCCCCTCTCTCAACTATTTGGCTAACAATCCTGTGCCTTGGAATTGTGTTCTACCAAGTACAGCGGTTAATGACACACCAACTGCGATTCCTTTACTGGCAAACCTCACGACTAATCCGACATTTGTGCAAGGGAATATTCTCTGGATGTTGTCATATATTGAAGCCAGTCTACTGGGTTACACTCGCAACACAACGTGGGATGCCTACGCCAGTGGGGACTTTGTTTCGGGATTCACGGGTACTGATTTGGATTATCGGTCAACAGCGATTAACACAGCAACGACAACGACTGTAATTCTTGGAGAAACAACGGCCACCTACCCGGTACCTTGTACATTTCCTTCCGCCATGGGGGCTGTGTTGCAAGAAGTCATCGCGATTGCAGCTATCAACATTCAGAACACTCCCAGCTATACCACAAATCGACCTCAGTTCAAGTATGTTTACAACCAGTTTGCCGTTGCTGCTGAGGTTGACCGCTTCTCACAGTTTTGGAGAACGTTCAATGCGAACCTACAAGCTCTGTTGCTTCAAGACTCTTATCTGATTCAGTTTGTTGCCACGTATTCAGCTTCTCTGGATTCAGCGATAGACCCACTGGGTGATCCAACAATCTACAATCAACTCCAGACTGATGCTGCCACACGTAATCGTAGTTGGACGCCGGGAGATGAGTTGCTTACACTCCCTGTGGTACCTAACGTGAGTTACACCACTACGAATAATCCAACAAACACTGGGTGGACGGGTGTTTCATTTGACCCAGTCACATATCTCAGCCGTCCGGATATTCAACAACTCCCAATTCCAGTGCAGGTTGCCATGCTCCGCACTAATTTGAGCTATGCGGCGACATTAGAAATGGCCTCGGCGGTAAGTACAGCGATTCAAAATTCGATTCAACAAAGCCAAGCCATTGTCCAGAGTTTTCAAAATGTCGGGTTCTCGGTGGAGGTTGATGCAGCCTCTGATGTGGTGCCGGTGGGTTCCTCAGGACTTCAGGTGTCCTTCGATCATATCAACTATGATATGAGTGGAAATGTTACGAGCCCTGATACTTTCACAATTCAGACAACAGGTAATTACGCTGTTAACGTAACATTGAATTGGGGATCAGGGGTAGCTGGCGTTCGCACCGGCACTGTGTTTTTGAATGGGGCCACTGTGCTTGCTGCTTCCTCCACAGAGGGTACTCAAGCAGGTCCAACCTCTCTTCAAATATCCCTCACGTCGTATTTCAATCAAGGGGATGTCATGACAGTGGTGGCTACGCATAACCTTGTTACATCTCAGACCATCGTTGCCGGAAGCGCCGTTACTGCTACGCTCACAGATACGACAGTTCCAAGCACAAGCACGGGTGTTCCGTCTAACACGGGCACAAGCTCCACACGAACCTTTATAGCAGATGCCACGCTCGTCCCACTCACTGCCCTTGCAGTAGGCTCAGATGGTAAAGTAACAGCTATTGATCCCACTACGGTTCAGACGAACGGTGGCGACCCTATCTATCCAATTGTCACTGGCGTCTCGTTGTCGTCAGCGACTACGGGGGAGAGTGTTACTGTGGCGACTTATTACGGCGGTGTGTATGAGTACGACAGTGCCAGCTTCACAGTCGGCGGGTTGCTTTATGCGGGGGTGGGTGGTGTTCTCACGCAGGACTATGCTACCATCATTTCAACTTGTCAATGGGTTGTGGTCGTAGGCCGTGCTATCGCATCGAACCAGTTCATCTACGAACCACACATTCCAAATTTGACTAACCTTGGGACTTTTTAAAGGTATTAAAGAGATAGTGAGGCACAATGGCTGATGCTATTTTGGTCGGTGAAGTATTGGTTATTCCAACTACCAAGGTGTGTGAGTGTGGACGTAAGTGTATAGATTATGCTTCAAACTACTTAGACCCTTATGTAGTTTGTAGCGGGTGCTTAGAGGATATTTGCACTTGTTCTAAACTTCGACGGAGGAAATCATGAAAGTGTTAGTTTTGCAGGATGATTTGTTTACCTATCTTCAGCACGTTATACGTGCTTACGCCGGTAGCGGCATCGACCCAGATGAAGGTTTAGCCGTTTACCAACTTAGTCAGGCACTCAAAGTCGTTAAGACGGTGGACGACGCTCTCATTGCGAAGCCAGAGGCCCCGGAAAACGTAGATGGGGAAAAATCGAAGGGCTAGAGCTTATGCTATATAACGAGCAGTGGGATCAGGAAACTATTGACCGGATGATACCGGACTTGTCTGAACGGCTGCACTTAGTGACGATGGTTGTCCATGCGAGAGACTACCTACGCTCAAGCAGTGGAGTATATGCCGACCGCATGAACGCTATTGGAATCCTCGGCGACGGATTGAAAAACATGTTAGAGCGTGGGGCCACGGGACTCGAATGGTGGACACTCAGACATCGCCTGACCGGCAAAGAACTTCAATCAAACGATTGGTTGGACAAATATAAAACCAGTTGGATCACCGCTCGTGAGGCCGAGGACAAGCGGAACAACAAGCAGCGTTAATCCAATAGCTGACTAAAGTTCACGGTCGCGCCGTGAACAATTCCAGTTCGACACGCAATAGAACCACGCCGGGAGAAAGTATCCCATACGTATTGAGGGTTGGAGAGTAGACTGCGGCTGTATGCATAGTATAGTAGTTGTGTCGCCAGCGGATCATTCTGCACAGCAAGCTCCCACATTCCTGCACACTTCAAGTCATGTTGTTGAGCATAATCCAAGGCATTGACGATGCTTGGCACCACGCCGGGGGCAAGAGGAGCCACTTTACTCATCCCTCCGCTCTGAGTTACAAGGTCAAAGAAGAACGATATGACACGGGTGTTACTCGCATTGTTGGGGAAAAATCGAAGGGCTAGAGCCTGAGCTTGATGTAGTATAGTGTTCGTCGCGTAGGCCACCTGAGCATCGATGGACGCTTGTTGCTTTAACATAGCTTGCCAACAAACTTTCGCTGCCGGGTCAACGTTGGTGGTACCGTCTTGAATATAATGTTGGATACACCACTGAATAGCTTCTGCTGGCTGCAAAGAGGCAAATTGTTTGATGTTGGATTTGAAGTAGGTTTGCATCTTCGGCCATGTCATGGTCGCGGCAATATCGGTGAGTAGGACTTGAAGTGTACCTGACCCAGCATTCCATTGCAGAATTCCGGCTGACATTCCCATGCCATCAGAGTTCCCAGCTAGTGTATCGTATGCGGGAATCCCATCCTCAAACGTTCCTGTGATTTTGACGCACAGTTCGACCAGACTTTTGTTATCCATAAACAATCCTCTACTTAGCAGTTAGTAGAGGTCTTTTTGCGGGTCTTTATCCAGACTTGAATTCTTTCACGATGGGGTGGAACATGGGTGCTTCCCCAGCGGTTTCGGAGGTCTAAACACTCGTCTGTTTTCTCAACATGACACCGGGGACAGTTGGTGGTTTTTACCACCTCATCGTCTGTTGTCATGCTAATTCGCACTTCACTGTCAGTTTTCACGTTTACGCACCAGCTTGACCGGCTCCTTCAGGAATACCTTGTACCAAGACATGTGGTCCCAGCCACCATTATCATTGCGTTGCTTTACACTGACGGTAGTGTCACAGTCCCGGACAACCTCGGCTTCATCCTCGCAGAAATAAACAATGTCGCCCGGTTCAAATGTGGGGAGTTGTTCCATTCGAACCTGCATCTCAACGCTTAAAAGGCGAGTCCTCTATCCGATTGAGTTACAGTCCCGTGGTCCCCATCGTGGGATTCGAACCCACACTGAGCGGATTTTAAGTCCGGTTCCTCTGCCAGTTGGGATACATGGGGATAGCTTGTAATACCTTAATCCCACTCGGGGTCTAGTTCTTGAGACAAGCGATGCAACACATAGTATGCTTGTATCTGCCCCTCTGCATACGCATCCGACCATCTATCTGATTGCCATGCTTCTAGTACATGCTTGGCAGCGTTCCAGACCATACGGCTAGCTAGTTGGTCCATAGTCTATGCCTCCATACCTACAATCTTCTCTCTAAGTTTATCAACAACTTCATCCGTCATTCTCCTTAATCGAAGTTCTGGTTATATGCTTGTGATTCATAAAGCCCCAGTTTCCACTGGGTTTGGCGTGGTCATTGAAGTAGGTACAGCCGTCGCAGAGCGGAGAACCACAAACAAACTGTCCAGCGTAGTCGCACTCTTTGGTTGCCTGAGCCCCACACACCACGCAGACCTCTGCCTTATGCTTGGCACAGAACCGACCGTCAGTAGCCTCAGCGGCACATCTCCCACACCACGCAACGTTAAAAATACAGTTCTCCATCACTAGCCTTTCTTGAGTCTGGACTTCCACCGCTCCTGTGTTTCGGCACCACCGTACATCAGGGGTTGAGCTTTCCAGTTCGTAATTCTTTCGGTGACTTCTTCGATGTCGGTGGTGAGGTGGTGAATCGCACTTTCAGTAGTATAAATCAAAGTCTCCCGCCGCCGTTCATACTCTCGTGAACCCTTCAGATAGACACGTTCTTCACTCTCATACCGTCCAAAGGTTTTGTGGATTTGAACTGTCTCGCGTAGCTCAGACATCTCACTACCTTGTAGCTGGGTAAGGTATTGCTTCCGATTTTTAAGGAGTGTCTCCATCACTGATTTGAATGCAATCGCCCCATCAGGGGATAATTCCCACGCTTTGTAATCGTGCCCCATGCACATTCCAATATGGCCACAGTCGCGAGGTCTAGTATACCCATGAGCAACCAAAGTGCTATCAAAGGTGAGCTTCTGCCGCTTCATGCAGACGGGGCAGATGCCTGTGTTGGTGACATCTTTTTCGACAGGATTCTCGGATGGCTTGCGTCCTTTTACAATGAATGGTTTGACTGTTTTGAGTAGTTCGGCCAACACGGCGGCTTCTTCAAGGGCTTGAAGGTAGGGTTTCAACTCAGGGGCTTTCTTAACAGCCTTCAGTTTTTTAACATAGCCGGGGGCATAGCTGAGTTGATTAACGGGGAGGTTATGACGGGGGTCGTTGTCACTCCATGTCCTGTAAATCTCACTCCCACCGCAGGGGTAGTATTGGTTATAAAGGGAATTACTTACTTCCTCCCACACCCGACCAAGCCAATGTTTTGCATCTTCGTAATCTACATTCCAGACATGCTTCCTCTGGATACCCTCATTGAGGGCTACGACCGATGTTTCAAACTTGACTTTAAACCTCTCGTCAAGAAGCAGGGCGGAAATAATCGGAAAGTCCATACTTCAATACTACCAAGGATAAACTGGATTTGTCAAAAAATTATTGATAAACCCAGTTTGTCCCGTTGAATATACGGGCAATGTCACCACCACTCAAGCGAACGATAAGACAAGTAGTGTTGTCGAGTTCGCGACAATGCTTCCACTCTCGGATTTATACTGATGCAGATCGGCAGTCTGGCCGAGTTACTGGCATTCATGTTCTCTGCATCAACCGTTGACGAGGCAGCAAGGTTTGAAATCTCAAAAGCAGTTTGTTGGTTTGCACAACTACTGGTTCCCCATCCGCCGCCGGTAACGTTAGTAGCAAGATACACCCCGTTGTGGAAGAAGCCAGAAGTGGCACTGGCAACAAGAGTGTATGTGTTGCTCAAACTATCGGTTAATCCAGTCTGAACGTTGCACAATACAAGAATCGCATTACCCGCCGTTACGTTTGACGGGAAGTTACCGCTGGTGTTCGTTTGCTGAACGTGTCACCGTAGGACGTTTGCCCAGTTGATGTGCGTCACGATGTCGGTGATTAGGCCCCCCATGATCAGGCCTATCCCCGTTAAAATGAGGTTTATTTTGTTTTCAAGCGTGGACACACGAACTGTAAGAGGTTGCACCCCATTGCCCTCGATCACAATTCGATTTAAGGTTCTGATTTGGTTTTCTAATTCGGTGGTGTGGGATTCTTCCATTTTGTTCCCTTTCATGTCTAATTTTTTATTGCACTCCATACAAAGTTAGAGTTGTCCCTGCGGTGAAGTTTGATGAGAACAATGCAGCCGTCAGGCTCGTGACTGCACTTGTATTAAGCCATTCACCACCACCCGTTGTCGTGGTATTGAAAGACCCATATCCTTGCCCAGTGCAAGTTGCGGTCTTATAAAAAGAAGTGGAAGTGTAATTGCCTAGATAGCAAACAACAGTTGAACTGTGCGGCGATTGAGGAAAGGATTGTTGTACGAGCATTTGAGCGTAAGAACCGTTTGCGTAAGTAGTCACGCTACTGCTCGTGTTGTTGTAGATGCCCGAGGTTCCGTAACTGGATGCACCCGAATCCCCGTTTATCTGAAGTAATAAAGCATCCGTTGCCGATGCTCCGCCAGAGACCACCAACATCAACTGAGAATAGGTCCCGGGGATGGATGTAAAAGTGTGCGAACCAGTCGAACTGCCACTGACAGTATATTGAGCAATTTGGGTTAGCGCCCCTGAACCACCTCCACCTGTATACACAGGGATGTTAAGCGTTGAGCCTACAAGCGTGGCCGCGCCACTCGAACCTGTTGTAGTAAGAGTAAGTCCCGTTGAACTGCCGTTAGCTGCCGCTGTGATACATCCCGAAGAGTTCACCGTTAAGTTGGTATTGGTATAGCTTCCCGCCGTGACACCAGAGCAACCACCGCCGCTGAAAGGTTGAGACCAAGTAGACCCATCGCAGTAAGACATAGTTTTGTCGCGTGCGGGATAATATCCGACAGCAAACCCGGTACAAGACGAACTAACTGTTGGGGCAGTCGCTAAATTTGGATATATCCACTTCAAGCCCATTCCGTAGCTTGTATCACCAATCGTTGAGCCAACATCAAATTGATGTGCTGTCGATTGATCCTCAGTCAGACAAACAGCGGGAACGGGCTCAAGTGTGGCATTTATACCACCGCAAACTCCACCTGTTAGATAGGGGAAAGTATATGAAGCCCCATTCCACCACGCCAGTGGGTACACTGTAGTCGTTCCGCCCGAACTATCCGCAACGTTGCTCGAAAGAACTGGAGTCCCGTATTGATTCATTGACCAAGTTAGTTGTTGAGCGGGATAAGTCAAATTTTGAACCATCAAGTTGTTTTGGATGCTCTGGTTGTAGAAATTTACCGAGTATCCCAAACATGCCTGATTTGAATTCGGATCGCATAGCTCGGGTCCGGGTATATCTCCGCCAAACAAAAGCGCGTCCAAAATGCCGTAATAATAGTGGAAATTACCTTGGTCAGTTAGATGCGTCTGTCCACTTGGGTTGATGAAGTATTGAGCGTTAGTCGCATTAGGGAAAACCTGAGCCACGTCAAACCAGTAGTTCCAACCGGGGATAACATCGCCCGATCCATTTTGGACAACACCGGCGGGCGTCTGAGCTTTCAGCCATAAATTAACCGTTCGCACGATTGACGCGACTTGCGCGGTAGAGCAATAGATCGATCCGTTATCGGTAATGATACTTGTTTGCATGACATGAATATTATTGGCAGCAAACAATCCCCAAAGAGTTGTGTACTCTGATTCAATCGTCGATGCTGCTGTGCACCCGAGGGCTTCAGCAACACCTGCCTGTAATATAACAGTGGCGGATTTACCAGTAGTTGCTGGGTAGTATGGAGAGAACTCAGTTGTAAAGTTAGATATTAAGTTTGCGATAGATTGGTCGGGGACTGACAGATTAACGACCGAACTGGATACAGGCAAGTACGGACTATCTGTCAGTAATCCAGCCATGTTATAGGCACAATTCTGATTCCCACTTCCTGTTGAACCATCAGGAACTCCCGTCACTGGGCCAACCAGCGTTGTTCCATTGGCCGATGTGAACTGGAATAACTGACCATTCAACGCGGTGTAGGAACCTGTGAATCCAGACAGCCTTAAGATGCTTCCGACA